TTCACGAATAGGTGTATCAGGTTGTTTCGGTTTTCTCATCTGTAATACAATACTTTTTCCGTCTGTTAAAATTGTAAATCCAAACTTTTTGTTTTTCGTTTCATACCGATTGATATTGAAAAGTTCCCTCCAATATTCTTCGATGTTTTCAGAAAACTTCTTCACAACTAAACCACTTTCAACATCACTATTTTCTACTTTTAGTTTCTTTGCTATGTATTTGAGTGTGTTTTCTAAACCAGCATTACAAATGGTAATATGTGATTGCGTAAAACCGTGTTTGTGTGGTAATAAAGTAAAAGTTCGTATTCCTTTTGTATCAGGGTATTTCTCAAACTCCTTCAAAATAGAATAGTAAATCTTAACGAAATGATTGGAATGTTTTACGATGTTTGCTTCCGTAGGTGTGTATTTCAACCATTCACGCATATACAAAATAAAGTTGTTCTTCCCTTCATATTTCGGTTCGTAAATATCTTTCAACCACCGATACACAACCGCATTATCAGTTTCACCAGTTCGCAATTTTAAATATTTACGAAACCGATTATAAAAGTTCAGTTTCAAATGATTGTTCGACATTGTGAGTTGTAATTTATTCAAGTTTGTAATGTATCCTAAACATAAGTAATCACGAGCAGGTAAAGTATCCGTCATATATTCCCGCATCTGTGAAAAACTTTCATATAATTCGGTAGTTGTATCAGTAGTATCCTTTTTATATTTGAGTTGCGAAACCATACAACATGCTTGATAAAACATGTTTTGTGTTATTTCCGGTAAGGGTTTGCGTTCTTCTAAAAGACGTGTGAAATGGAAGTTTATCAACTTGTAGGATAAGAAACAGATGGTATTTATCTTGGGTAAAATATCCTCAACAATCGTGTCTGCTAAAAGATTGTTTTTACAAAAGGATTTCCACGAAGACTTGATACATGTGAAATCAGTATTCTGGTTTGCTTCCTTACGAAGTGAGACGTCTGTTCTAACAACCTTCTCCTTGGGTTTCTTGACGGTGGTTTCCTCCTTTTTCTTCTTCACCATTCTATATACTTACCATATATTTTATTTTTATATAAGTTTCTTATATCTTTTATAATATTCCTAAATATTCCCATCATTCTGTTTTTCTTCCATTTCTGTTTGAAGTTTTTCCTTTTTTTTTAAATATGCCCTTCTTGCGTATTCCTTCTTCTTTTCAGGTGTGGGTTCATACTTATAATTTGTATTTTTCTTATAATTAGCATTACGTTCTTTTATAGTATCTTTATTCTTTTCATAATATTCCTTGCTATATGAAGATGCTGTGTATTTTTTGAGATGCTCTTTGGTTGCTTGTAGTTCTTCTTCTAATTCCTTTATTTTTTCATCTTTATCCATTATGATACTATATATAATAAAAAATATTTATATAATTTTATTATAATTGTTTCAAACGGCGTTTTAAATCTTCAAGGGTGTAAAAAATAATCTGTTCCAGCACAGCAATAATAAATCATATGGAGAAAACCTTGCTTATTTTAGAGGATACACTGAGTCAACTGTTGATTTAATAAAAAGAGCAATCGACATGTGGTACAATGAAATCTTTTTATACGATTACAACAATCCTGGATACTCTAGTGCTACTGGTCATTTTACAACTTTAATATGGAAATCATCAATTCAATATGGTATTGGCTTTGCTATCAATAAAGACACACTGGATGTGGTTATCACTATGAATACTTCTCCTCCTGGCAATATTATTGGAACCTTTGAAGATAATGTGTTACCGAAAATGAATATAGCACCTATCGACACAGGACCAATAAACGAACCTGAACCTGCTCCTGAACCTGCTCCTGAACCTGCTCCTGAACCTGCTCCTGAACCTGCTCCTGAACCTGCTCCTGAACCCACTCCTGAACCCACTCCTGAACCCACTCCTGAACCCACTCCTGAACCCACTCCCGAACCCACACCTGAACCCACTCCCGAACCTGCTCCTGAACCCACTCCTGAACCTACTCCCGAACCTGCTCCTGAACCTACTCCCGAACCTGCTCCCGCTCCTGAAGAGAAGGATTCAGATGAAGATGAAGAAGAAGAAGAAGAAGAAGGTGTGATGGAACCGGAATATATTATGCAAGTATCGAAAACAATCAGTGGATTATACGAATGTATTCAGATGTTACAAAACAGGCAACCCGCGTATATGATTAGAAATCACTTGCTTCAACTAGCAAACACTGTTCGATTAATTCCAGATGAAGTTTTTCCCGAAAAAATGTCATTATTAAGTGCAATATATAATCTTATTAGCATGATTCGTCGCAGATTTGCACGCATTATCGCTATAAGATATGTTGCAAACATCATTCATAAATTAGAATTACTGTTTACTTCTTTACATACAGCATAATTTGTTCACCAGTTTCTCTATGATTTGTAGAATGTACGTTTTTATTGTGCATGGGTTGTATTTGAGACTTTCCGAAATATTTCGACGCAATTTTATTCATATCTTTCAATAAATCATATTGTTCTTTTGTGTTATTGGAACCGTATCCAGACAATATGTAACACAATCTACCCTTTTTTTCCAATACATGATGTGCCAATTTGATAGTACTTTCCCAATATTTATTCAACCATTCGTTATAATCCTTATAACGTGTTGTACTTTGATTTTTACTTTTATATAATTCTAGTTTGAAATATGGAGGACTAAAGAAAACAACGTCAAAATGTTCTCGATACTTGTTTAAAAATTCAGGTGATTGATATAAATCTTCCGATGGTTGGCAATATATCTCTGTCTGTGCGTTATATTTATCTACTAATAATTTAGTCTGATTACAAACATTTGGTATGACATCTGTGCCTACGTATGATTTTACTTCCGGACATTCTAGAAAACCAAATGCATAGGAAGACCAACCCAATGTAGGTGTAAATATCATAGTCCCTCTTAGTAGATTTTTGTTCAATGAATATACTAAATAAGGATTCATAATCGACGCTCTAAAATAATAAGATGAGAATACACTACCTAATCTCCCATTAGACATATAATGAATTGCACTTGGTGTCAATATTTTATAATCAATTTGTAGTTTTTTGTATAAATCATTCAATACATTCATATAGGTAGGTGTGTTCTCCATACCAGACAAGGTGTTTTGAAGAATGTCTTTATAATGAATATTTCGTATAAGATTTTTATAGATAGTCCCGGTATTGTTATCCATGTGACTATTTTTCATAGGTGCAATATTCCCGTGTATATGCAAATTACCATCATACAATCGCAAAGACATATTATAAAAGCGTGTTAAATATTCCTTTCTGGATTGAATGTGTTTCAACAATAATTCTATTTTCGACTTTTCTATTTTTTTTGATGCCATATAATCAGCCAACGGGTATGTATTTTTGCCAACAACGACGGTTGCTTTTTTTATAAATTCGTCTATGGTTAGTTTGTCGGCAGGCGATAGCTTATATAACTTCAAAAAATCTGATAATTCTAATAATTGCATCCTTATTATGTATTCTATACATTATAAAAATATAATTTATCAAGTTAAATTACTATATTAGATATTTTCAAACAAAAAAAAAGATTCGGTGACACTCAGAAAAAATGGACAAAAATAAATGTCCATTTTTTCTTTTTGGGATGGAAAATGTTTTTTAAAAAAACACAAAAAACGCATTTAAAGCATATTGCAGTGAAAATGATTCCACCATTATTTTACCAACTGCATATATTTTTTTTATATTTTCCTCATGAAATGATTTAGGAGATTTTTGTGCTTCCAATGTATATAAAAATGGAAGCAAATAAATCTCCAAAAATCTCCTATAGATTTCACTGTGATAAATGTAACTATAAATGCAGTAAACAAAGTGAATATAACAAACATTTACTCACTCGTAAGCATTTAATGGAAGCAGATGGAAGCAAAAAAATCTCCAACTGGTACCAGTGTGATTTTTGTGAGAAAAAATATAGAAGTAGAGGTAGCCTTTGGAAACATCAACGAAGCTGTACTCATATGTCTACTAATACCGATATACATTTAATAACAACAGACCAACTACCAGGTGAACATATGAACAATACCGGGATAGTACAGACGATGATGCATTTAATCGAACAAAATCATGAATTCAAAACATTGTTAATAGAGCAACAGAGAGATAATCTAAAGCAACAAAACGAGAATAAAAAATTACAGCAACAACTTATTGAAGCGGTGAAAGATAGTGGTAATATATACAATACTACGACCAATAATAACAACAATCAAAGTTTTAACCTGAATTTCTTTTTGAATACAACCTGCAAAGATGCAATGAACATGACAGATTTTATTGAGAATATGGAAGTTGAATTTAAAGATATCGAGAACATTGGTAAACAGGGATATGTAACTGGTATGACAGATATGATATTAACACGAATAAAGGAGTTGGACGTGACAAAACGTCCGTTACATTGTACGGATTTGAAACGAGAAACAATGTATATCAAAGACAACAACGAATGGAGTAAAGATACACCAGATAACTCGAAATTACATAAAATGATAGATTATGTAGCAAAGCAAAACTATGCAAAAATACCATTATGGCGGGAGCAACACCCAGAATGTCAATTATGGGACCACCCGCAATATGATTTTTGTGTCTCCATGATGAGGAATATATTAGGCGACGTCGGGTCTGACCAAAAGCGTCTCGATAATAAGGTGGTCAAAAATCTATCTAGACATATTTTTGTAGAGAAAGGAACAACATGAATGTGTTTATCTATTTCTAAATATTGAAAACCAGTTTTTTTTGGTGGGTACTCCGGTATATTTACTAGTCAGATATAGTTCACCATCCTCCAAAGCCATCTTTTCAGCATGTCCGGCAAAGGCATCTAATGTCATTGCTGTATCTTGATTTATACATGCGCGTCCACACCCTGCCGGACAAAGTAGATTCGTATTGTTTACAAGGTTTTTCACATTCGCGTCCGTATCACAATAAGTATGCAAACAATAACTATGAAAACGATTTCCACAACCGATTTGGTAAATAATACTGCCTCTTACTCGATGTTCTTCATCATCGATATCTATTTTATCTTTGAGGGAAGATTGACAAATTGTGCAGTTTTCATCGTTTCCATCTTCTTTCAATTTAATAAACCGTTCCTCGCAATCACAATTATCCCGTTTATCCGTTTCACATACGCTACCTCCAGACCCTCCTTTTATTTTTCTCGTTCTTTTCATTTTTCTTCGTTTTATGGTGTTTCGCTTACTTCTTTTTTTCGCTGTTTTTTTCTTACCGAAATGTCTTTGTTTCTTAGATTTATTTTTTCCACCTACTAAATAAGATTGCATAAGTTTATGGGTGTCTGTTTGCATGGGACCAGCTATTATGTTGGTGTTTTTATATGTAGACAACATTTCTTTCATCTCAACAAATGTGTTATCAAATGTTTCATTGCTTTGATTTTGCGTGTCGAGTACAGATGCATTTTGTTTTCGAACATATGCTTGTTGTTTTTTATCTAAATATTGTATTGCCTTGTCTATATCGTCGTTTGTAAACTTATTAGGTTTAAGTAGTTCTTTCCTTAAATCAATCTTTCCTTTGTCAATTATTTTTGTTAGATTTGCCATTATCTATACACTAATGCTACATAATTCTATTATTCTAATGCTACATAATTCTATTATTCTAGCAAATTTTTGTAATAAAATTGATAAACAGTATCATATAGAAAGAGTATGCAATTACCACTAACTATCATTCAAATCAAAAAACTATGCCAGCCTGTTTTTCAAAACCAATTCGTGCGTCTACTGATGACGAGTTTACTGCAGATGCAGCATCGCCGTACATTGGAATTCAACAACGAGGTAAGCGTGACTACACCATTGAAAAGGGAGGAACCAAACGCTGGTTTATGGTACCGCCCGAGTTTGGAGGAGGGAAAAGAAATGTCATTGGCAACAATGTACAAATGTGTTGTTGCAAACAACACATGACCGATGTACATTGGCTGCATGGAGAAGTATTTGTATATCACTGTACAACCCGCGATACATTTGTTTGGAGAGCCAAATAAAATATATATATATATATCAATAATATATTACAAGAATACAAATTTCAAGAAAAACTTATGGGGTTACTCAGAAAAAATGGACAAAAATAAATGTCCATTTTTTCTTTTTGGGATGGAAAATGTTTTTTCAGAAACACAGAAAAACGGGTTCATAGCATAATGCAGTAATTATTGTTGCTCAAAAATCAATAGCACTGCATACTTTTTTTTTTACATTTCCTTCTCAAACAATTTAGGCATTTTTTATGTCATTCAAATATAGTGACAAATGATGACAAAAAAATGCCAAAAAAATGCCAAAACGTTTCATTGTACTGTATGTCACTTTACATGCAGTAGATATAGTAATTACAAAATTCACATGACAACCGATAAACATAATAGAATGACAAATGATGACATAAATCATGCCAAAAATATAGACACCATACATGGGTTTAGTTGCGATTGTGGAAAAATATATAAGTATAGACAGGGGTTGTTTGCTCATAAAAAAAGATGTACCCTGACTAGGGTAAACAAAGAAACAACCGATGAACCAGAAGAAAGTACTGAATTGATTACTAAGTTATTAGTGCAAAACCAGGAATTGCTACTTTCGAATCAACATTTCAAAGAAATGATGGTAGAACAGTCAAAACATATACAGGAACAGCAATATGAAAATCAAAAATTACAATGTAAGTTGATAGAAGCAGTAAAAGAAAGTAGCGCTACCATCAACAATACGACAAACAATAACAATCAAAGTTTTAATCTAAATTTTTTTCTGAATACCACATGCAAGGATGCTATGAATATGTCAGATTTTATAGAGAATATAGAAGTAGATTTCAAAGATATCGAGAACATCGGTAAAAACGGATATATTTCAGGCATGACCGATATGATTTTATCTCGCATCAAAGAATTAGATGTAACGAAGCGACCATTGCATTGTACTGATTTAAAACGGGAAACAATGTACATAAAAGACAACGATGAATGGAGCAAAGATACATCTGACAATACAAATTTGCATCGAATGATAGATTACGTCGCAAAACAAAATTATGCTGCTATACCATTATGGAGAGAACAGCACCCAGAATGCCAGGAATGGGAACATCCACAATATGATTTTTGTGTATCCATGATGAGAAATATACTTGGTGACGTTGGTTCAGAACAGATTAGACTAGACAATAAGGTAATAAAAAATTTATCAAAACATATATGTATAGATAAACATATGGGATGAAATACAAATATCAAAATTGTAATAATATATTTACAAGAATACAAATTTCAAGAAAAACTTATGGGGTTACTCAGAAAAAATGGACAAAAATAAATGTCCATTTTTTCTTTTTGGGATGGAAAACTTATTTAAAAAACACGAAAAAACGGGTTCATAGCATAATGCAGCAAATTATTGAAATGGTAGTTTTTCGATGACTGCATACGATTTTATTGGAAATGATACGGAGAAGATTTAGGGATTTTTTATGTAGTATATTTATACTACATAAATGTCCCCAAAAATCCCCAAAAAGTTCAACTGTATAAAATGCAACTATACAACAAGCAATAAAAAAGATTATAATAAACATATTTCCACACTGAAACATAAAAATACTACAAATACTACAGAAGAAATCCCCATAGCTAACATGGGTTATAACTGCCACTGTGGGAAATTATACAAACACCATTCCAGCTTATGGAATCATAAGTTAAAATGTCCCAGAAAATCCCCAAACGTAGGTTATCGTGATAAATCTGCAGAAGTTACTAATAATGAAACCATTGTTGCACTTATACAACAAAATCAGGAATTCAAAGAATTGTTACTAGAACAAAATAAACATATTACAAATATAACAACAAATAATTACACCACAACCCATAACAATCAAAAATTCAACCTAAACTTCTTTTTGAACACAACATGTAAAGATGCGATGAATATGTCGGACTTTATTGAAACTATCCATGTTGATTTCAAAGATATCGAGAACATCGGGAAAAATGGTTACGTGACAGGGATGACCGATATGATTTTAACACGAATTAAAGAGATGGACGTGACAAAACGGCCATTGCACTGCACTGACCTAAAACGAGAAACAATGTATATAAAAGATAACGATGAATGGAGCAAAGATACACCAGATAATTCAAAATTACATAGATTGATGGATTGTGTTGCAAAACAGAATTATGCGATAATTCCATTATGGCGAGAAAATCACCCAGAATGCCAGGAATGGGACCATCCTCAATATGAATTTTGTGTATCCATGATGCGGAATATATTAGGCGACGTTGGTTCAGACCAAACACGATTAGATAACAAGGTAATCAAAAACTTATCTCGACATATACTGGTAGAAAAAAACACAGAATAAAAATTGATAAAACGAGCAGACATGTAGTATTATCTATAAAACATATGGAAAATACATTGACTATGATTTGCATCAAAACGAGTGCAGTATATATTACTATGTTGAATAATCGTATAACGAATGTGATAACGCAACAAGGATATTGTACATTACGTAATATAATATCAAATGTACATGATGATTGTGATGAATTGAAACAATATTGCTTAGATAACCAATATAAATTTAAAATATCTACCGTAAAAGACAAAGGATTGATAGGAAAGATAGTAGAGTTTCAATTGTTTGGAAATCTACCAAATAGTGATTCTCGACCAGATATGGATTACGGAGACATAAAAACAACACATTTCAAAAAAATGGGCGAAAATAAATACAACGCAAAAGAACGGTTGACAATTACAAACTTAGGAGACCCATCAAAAGAAGAAAATATAAAGACAATTGCAGACAAAGATACGCTGAAAGAAACAAAGTATTATAGTAAAATGCAACATGGAATCATAGTGATATTTCGACACGAAAGTGAAGTAGAATACAATAATATAGAAGATGTATACAATAAAAAGATATTAGGCGTAGTGCATTACAACTTAGATAACATTTTTGAAACATATGAAGATATCAAGAAAACATTTGATGAAGATTATGATAAAATAAAGAAATGTATTGTAGAAGGAAATGTATCACAGGCAGGGCAAACTTATCTCCATATACACAAACATGGATGTAAGAATGGAGTGACGCGAGCATTTGGATTCACAAACCGATTCCTTACCCGTTTAGTATCGATTCAATTAAAAATACCTTTGATAAAAAAAGGAAAGAGTGAATATATTGAGCTATAGCTAATATTTGGCAATGATTTTGTCAGCTAATTCACAATATTCTTTACTAATGTCAATTCCAATATAATTACGACGATTTTTTTTAGCCATTTTACAGGTAGTGCCTGACCCACAAAATGGGTCGAGTACGATATCACCTTCATTAGACCAACTTAGAATATGGTCTTCTGCTAGTTGTTCAGGGAAAATAGCAGGATGCAGATGGCTTTCTTTATCGCTAGAGTTAAACCCCTTCCCAACATTATATTTCCAAATGTTATTTCTAGGTGAGAAATCAGGCACAGGTTTGATATCAGTAGTTTCTTTTAATTGTCCATCTTTGTTGCGATTGGTATTTTTCCCCCAATTAGTATGACCAGCCCATTTGTTAGGCTTGTCACAAATAAGATTAGATGTTTTTATTTTTCCTTTGCAAAACACAAACATATATTCAAATATCTGTGTATATCGGTTACCGTTGCGTCTAGCGGGAAATGGAGAAGTATTCTTTTCATATATCATAGTATCATGAAGTTTGAAACCGTGTTCCATGAATAATAGTGCTTGGCGGAAAGACGACCCGCTTTCGCTACCCTTGACGGTTGCGTCACCGATTACCCATACAACTACTCCACCCTCTGCAGTGACCCTATAAAGTTCTTTTATGATAGAGGATAATGTAGAATTGTCAAAGTTATAACCGTTGTAATCTCGCAGGTCATCATACGGAGGACTCGTAACAGTTAAATGAACAGAACTTTCAGGAAGGCATTTCAATGCTTCTCCAGAGTCTTTGTTTATGATAGTATTTACAGATTTATATGAATCTATGTGCTTCGCCTCTTTGAAATCATTTTGCATAGTGAATTATATATGGTTTGTATTGATATAAATAAGTGAATATATTTATATCAATTTTTTAGCTACTTGAGAAACGAATGGGCAAAGGATATAATAATGACTAAGCAGTAAGACAGTAATGCAATAACCAGCATAGATATAATCAAAAGGTCATCACTGCGACTGGTCCTGATTAATGTAGAAGGTTCTGTAAACTGATTGCTAAGATACTTAGTTTGTGTCGACCTGGTTGTTTTTGAGGAAAACCTTTTACTATCTGAATTCGAAATCGTCATATTAGGAAGGAACTCTTCGTTTTCAGACATGTTGTATAATTACATAAGCAAATAAAAAAAGTTTATGTTATTTATTTAATATATATTACAGTTTAGAAGTCATTGTAGTAATTTCCCTCCATAGTATGCGCTTTTACGAGTTGTACTAATTCCTCAGATAAACCGTAGAATTCACATACGCTTTTGTTTGTCCACTCTCTATCAACGGGAGGATAAGGAATCCATGCGAATACATTCGTATTGGTTAAATTATGTGTGATTTTTCGCAATGACAACATTATTTGAGGCAGTTTACATTTTAGAAAAGATTCCAGGTTTTTCGCTTGACTTTCGCTGGTTACGTTGAAACTCACGTAGCTCTTAGAATGAATTTCTCCCGGTTTCCCAATAAAGATGTTACCAAAACCACTACTACCATTATGTGCAGCAGCAGTCGTAATCACTTTCCATGAATCAAATTTGGCATTGTTGTTGATGCTACCCAGAGGACAATACTGTTTCATCCCCTTCTGTTTTGACACATAGCACACGACATCAGTATCATCATTTCGTTCTTTTGATAATAGTTTATCAGAATCAACATAGCGACCCTGTGTAACATATTCACTTGACAAAGCTTTTTCACTAAAGTACGGTTTCATATGATTGACCAACGATGCAAATGTAGGGTCAGAAAGAATAATCTCGAAATCTGACAAACGAATGTTTGTACCATTGAAGTTGGTTCTGAAATTATCATCCATATCTAGTACACGATTATCAATATGGAAATAACTCACACCACCTTTGATACTTACCCCCGGAAATACATCGTCGTTCGGAAAATGCTGCATTGAAATGACCGCTTGTTGTTGCATATATTCTCGAAGGAGTTTCAACGGCTTGTCATCGGACGTAAACCACTTGCTAGGGGAAATGACCAACAGTTGTTGTGAGATACAATTGTAATATTGAATCCAATTCTGATAAAGAGGTTTCTTATGTGGGTCGGCAGAATTTTCAGGGTCTTCATTATATGGTGGGTTCATCACACATAAATGAAATCTCTCAATGTTCCATGTTTCGAACATATTCATTGACAATGTATCTCCAGTATAATAATTCAACTTATACTGATTATCTGGGTCCAATAGTAATGTACAAATGAATATGTTGGTTGGATTAATATCCGCAAAATATACACAGTTTTCTACAACGTGTTTGTAACGGACTTTTTCGTCAGGAAAAACATCTTTGAGACCATTCATAAAACGGTCAATAATGTCGACTACAAATTGTCCTTTGCCAGCACATGGTTCTATTACTTTGTGATGTGAGTTTTGCCAAAATGTTTCGTCAATCCGGTTCAACATGTAACGTCGAATTGACAGTGGAGTGCTAATCTCGGCATTCCGAGACTTCTCTATCTCTTTCGGTACAAAATATACATCAATTAGATGCGACAATTCGGTAGTGTTATGTTTATACTCTAAAAACAATTGCTTGATATTAGCAACAATTTCATTGGTTGTATCGTTCATTTTTATGATATATAATGAGACAATCTCTTTAACTTGTTCCAGAGCAATATGGTTATTGTCATTTCCCCACCATAAGTTCACTTGTGACATCATGCAGTTTTTTAAAGATTGTGTTTCTTCTACCAAATCATACATGCCTTGTATAGTATCGCATTTTTCATGAATAGTAAATAAACATAGCAATGGGGTTAAGTGATACATAATTTCTTCAATCGAAAGATTCTTACGACTGTCATCTTCATCGTCATCATTTACTTCATCGACATTACTAATATCCTCTTCATCAACATTGTTATTGTTAGTAACCAACGCAGTTCTATCTAATCCAGTTTGTAGATGCTGGTCATTTTCGTTCAAAACTGTAGTTTGAATAGTATTGTCTCTAGATACCATACCATTCTTGAACATAGTAAGCTGTTTCTGCTCATCTGCTGACAATTCGAATTTAGTATCTAGGAGAGTTTGCAGTTGATTCTTGATGGCGAAATTGCAATTCTTAATAAATAAGCGATATGCATCGGAACACATGTCAACTAAGGCATTTTGGGCATTTCCAAAGGAGGGCAACCAATGGTCTGCATTAAGAGAAAGAAGACGATTTTCAATAAGATAACGAAGGCTTTCCTTCATTGACGTACCCGGCCGGACCGTTCTAGCATATTGAGAGAGGGTAGTAGTGATAGCACGTTGTAGGTTCAAATCAACTACAAATCCAAATTTCTTACCATGTCTAGGTGTCATGCACCTGAAAATCATTTGGAATACTTTATCAAACGAGGTAGACGAGTTTAACAATAGCGCGAGGTCACATTCGTTAATAGTAACACCTAGATGTAGTTGTGTACCAGTCAACACTAACACCCCCTTTTTATCTGTATTCTTGGCACGCGTAACTGCATCCATGACTCTCGTCTTTGCGTCCTGACTTGACGCAGCAGTATTTGTGATAATGATATGATAGTCAGGTAAGATGTTATGTTTTTCAATGAGCATTTTTAGTGCAACCGATGTGAAGTTGATATTGTTTGGAGGTAGAAACGCCAAAACAACAGACGGATTTGTAGAATCTGTACATAACTCTTTCTGGCCATTCCTGCGACAGATTAGTTTGGCTCTATCCATAAAGACTGATTTTTCTGGATATTCTTTATCTGGTATACCCAACGATGAACGCTTTCCAAATATAGAATACATAGTCGCCAGTACTGCATCTTCGTTCTGAAAAGTGGGAATATCATTCTCAGTCAACTTACGTAAATTCCAGTTTCCATTGAAAATGCTATCACTGGACCACCCATATTTAGTGCCAACCGTCGCATCAGACGCCTCATCATATACATCATTTTTAATTTTATGTGTCAAATACTGCAATTCTGGAAAACAACCAATTTCGTTCTTAATACGGTCATCGGTGTATTCATTCATAATTTCGCTGAACTCTGCACCATATTTGCGAATCAACTTTTCACGATTGCCAGGTTTGTCAATGTATTTACATAGCATGATATCCTCTAGGTCCCAATTGAATTGACGAGTAACTGGAATATTGAATACAGATGCAGGTTTACCATATGTAGCAGTAACAAACAGCCGATGAGCGGTGGGGGTATAGAATTCAAATATTTTTTTCATAATATCGGTAGTGCAACCGAGATGTGCCTCGTCCACAAAGACAATGCGGATTTTACTTTGCAGTAAGCATTCGAGATGTTTGCCCTCGTCTAGTTTGTTTTGCAAAAACTGTTTTGAAACAATGAATACGTTGCGTGTCCCGACAGTAGGGTGTAGATTATCCCCAGAAAGATGTTGGATATTATAGTCACGAAGTTGAACACATTGAAGCAATTCGAAATAACCAGAGATAGTTTCATTGGGGCATGGAGTAATAATCAGGTAAGAGTCTTCCTGACGGTTGTCTTCAATTATCGTGTTTATAATAACGGAAGTCTTGCCGGTTCGAGGTAGATAAGCGAGTAGCGCAGTAACCGCAACCGCATCAACTGTATTAATCATAGATAAAAACTTTTTTGAGGCGAATTTTTGATAAAATCGTGGGGTAAAAATGGGAAGATTGCTGTTAATGCCTAGTACATCGTCAAACTGCATATCCACATACACCGTTTTAAATAATACAAAAGCGTCGAAAAGATTTGCCCAGTCAACAATGATAGCGGTTTTCAAATACGGTCGCAAATCCGCATTACATTCCTGTGGATTCATATTATTTACATGAATTCTATCGCGAACGCAGATGCACATGTTTAGATTTTTATTTGGGTAATGCTGACTGGCTTTATTCGAAATTTCATCGAGTTCGAGAGATTTTACAGTTTCTGTTTTGTCATTTTTATGAGATTTTGACGTAGTTGCAATGATAGTTTCATTGTCCTTTGAAAAAGCAGTGTAATCAGAGGCATCGCCGCCGTTGCCTCGAATATCAAAGGGCTTATTTTTATTATTGAAAAAGAGTGATTTTTTATTTGTTGTAGGTTGGCAAGTACCCATACTGAAATTTCCATCAGCAGGTACGAATTCCTTCAACGATTCTATCAGTCCACATGGTGCGAATAATTTCAACACTGCTTCCTGTCTATATCCACTTTCTTGCGCATTCCCGTCTGCTTCTAAAAACCGAGTAAATTCCAACTTATCACACGGAAGTGTTTTCAAAAACACAAACAAATGATGAAATGTTTTGACGTCGTTCATAATGAGATTAATATATTGATTTGCATAACAGATGGAAAAGTACAATGATATCAATTTTTAGTATATTCGATGGCGTAAAATGATATAATAAAGTATATCATTTTTCTAGAACATAGTTATATTTACTCGTTATTAGCGGCATCAGTATCCATCTCTCTACGAAGAGGCTTCTCCTGAGTACGCCCACGCGGGCGTCTATCACCCGGTGGCATGCTCTGCTGTCTAGTCTCACACATAATGCGGCCACTCTTGATACCAGTAACATCCACTGCCTGATACTCATGGTCTCCAGCATCAGGCTTGATTAGCCCAAGCTCGACATACTCGCCCTGAACGAGATACTTGTACTGAGAATCAGAAACACGGATAGAAGAATAATGAGTGAAGATATCCTTGTCCTTATGCTCTCCATCGCAAATAGTGATAAATCCGTATCCTGTCTTGTTATTAAACCATTTTACCTGTCCGGTATATCTGTCAGTGGAACTCATCGTATTACACTTATACTCTATATACCCGCGACCGTTTATATTGTTTTGATGATATATTTACATCTTAGCTAATTACGAGTAAAACAATGATATATATACAACATATTGAGGGTCTTCTGCAAATGCCAAAGAATAACAATTGTTCATATAGATACCAAAATGATTGTTTATTTTACTAGTTATGGATAAGATTGGTAGCAACTCTTTCATTTTTTTGCATTCAATATTTTTGGTATGCAGTAAAGACAGTTCACTACAATTATCAGTATAGTCGTAACGATTAAGCTGTTGCCATGGCAATTCCAATGTATGTAAAAATAAATACATGTAACCAATGGAAATTAAATCATCTCGTCTAGAATATGCATGACCATTGTATAAATTATAACTAGCATAATTCGAAGTACCAATAATGGATTCGCTCATTTTGTCGGGTTTGTGATTTTTTTCATCATCGATGTAAAAAGTAGATATGCCGAAATCAATGAGAACCAGTTGATTTCCTTTTAACATAAAATGTTGCGGTTTGATATCTCTGTGAACGACAAACAAGTTGTGGATTTTTTCAATGATACTGATAGCGTTTAACATTATCGAGTCGATGAGCAATGAGTCTAATTTGTTATTCATGGCATAATCATATAACGAGCAGTCATATCTAGGAATAACTAAACCGATATAGTGTTTGTATTTGCCGTACCAATGAACCAGAGGAACATCAACACATCTATTATCGTACAAATATTTCAATATGGTTGCCTCGTTTTTCAATGTGATGTTGTTTTTATCATAGATTTCAAGTTTTATAACAATATGTTTACCGGTGTTTATATTTTTACCAGAATAGACTTCACCGAATTGTCCGCGTCCAATCATCTTTTCCAACTCATATTTTGTATTTACAATAGTACCGGTTGATACATGTTCCATTGTTAATATATGTCCCGAGATTTTTATTCTATTTGTAAATATATATATGAAATGGTTAAATAAAATAGAATCAGGTTTAGACCGAATATCTCCTTACTACAATAAATTAGTATGGCTATTTCACGGTTTGAATTTTATTTACATTATTTTATTTTCAATATTTGGAATCATTATTATAGAACAGGGGTACATAAAACAATACAATAGAATGATACAAATATTTGTCTGTGTATTTTTACTGGTAAAATTTCACCCGTTTCGAGAACACAATCTAAAGAAAGGAGACTCCAGTATTATATTCGGAAGTGCATTTTTCCTATTATTCAATTTGGGAATCATACAGTATATGAATACAACGATGGCTGATGTGGAAAATACTTTGAAAGAAATGGTATGAACACAACAAAATAATATTATTAGATAAGATGAACAAACCTAATAATATTAATATCAATGAACTATTTGAAGACGCATTAAAAGACCCATCGCTATTATCAACTATAAATGTGAACGATTTGCTCGAATCAGTAGAAGACGAAAAAAATGATTATTTGGAAAATAAAACAATGGATTCATTGAACAATGAAATATTCAATGCAATCAAACCGATAGAATCTTCAATCGAAGACAAACAAAAAATGTGCGATAAGTTGATTGGATACAGATTAGTTGATGAAATACACGAATTGCATAAGGGAAAACATGTTAGGTGGATTCGTAATGGTACCAACAGCCTGACTTCGGGAGGAATAGTCGTAGATATTAAATTTTTAGACAATGGTACGCATGTGCTATCTAAAAATTATACAAACCGATTTATACAGTATAAATATGACGATTGCATTACCTTTCAAAAATTAACAGAAACAGAGCAGCTAATAATCATGGCATATGGATATGTGAACCAGAGTGTGTAATGCTAGGTAACATGTATTTTTCGGGTGAAATTGCCAGTACAATGTTGTTTCTTACGAGTTTTATTTCGTTTTTTTGTCATTAAGAAGAAATCCTTTAGATGATACATAATCTTTTTAGAAATCATTTCATGTTCAGCCAAATATAGACTGTCGCGTAAAGCTTGTTTGGAATAACTTCTTAACTTAATGCAACGGGTGATATAATGGTCTCTAATTGAATCCATATTATCGCGAAATATAGAATGATACTTACTATTGATGATGCGGTCTAATATATCTTCTGTAGATAATAAGTGATGATAGGCTTTAGGTTTTATGTAATAAATTCGTTCTTTTTTCATTTCATCGAATTCAGCATCATCTAAAAAGCAAATAGCCGTTTTCTTCGGCATCAATGTACAATTGATTAAATCGGAATGTGTTTTTTTATGCGTAGTTCTACCAACCTGTACTATTTGATTATTAATTTTGAAAGCGTAAATAATTTGGTCAAACAGAGGGTTATTTCCGGATATTTTTTTTGCGAAATAGTCTGAAATTACATTGACAGCATATGATTGTGATTGGTTGTTCGTATAAATATACATTTTATCGCATTCCCCGGTTTTTTTCTTCCGATAAATGTATTTGAGTATAGAAAAAATATTTGGTCTGAAAAATTCTGGAAACAAATCTAATAAGTCATGTTGGGAAATGGGATTTGTATCGTTCATGACAAACTGAATAGTAGTCCATAATATATTCATTTCCACAAAAGAGCCCAATGTTTCATCTAAATCAAATACTATGATTTTTTTGATGTTTCTAGACTTATTGCTATGAAAAAAAGACCCTTTATATATTTCAATGCATTCAGTATCATCTATTAAATGATGATAATTTGCATCATGCATACATATAATATTGATATAAGATATTTGCACATAATAAAATATGCAAATATATTATTTGACATACCGCTTAGACAACAGTTGTATATAGTCATTTCCTGACGGGAATATACTGAGATGTGGTTTATGTAAACCAGTCGGGTCAGCTGAATATACGGTTTCCATGGAAAATTGTCTAGCAGTTTCTTTCGTTGGTAACGTATACATCTGCTTTTCTGAAGTCATATGATATGCAAAGAACACATCTTCATTAACGGGTGTTTCACTATCGGAGTTATAAAAAAGCCGTTCTTTTGTTTTGCATATATTTAACATGGTATGTACGTTTCTCAAAGAAAATCCGCCATTATATCCACCTTTGATATCATGCATCTCTACACACCAGGGTGCGCCAATGAAATCATAATCCAAAAAATCATCAATATTGTCTTTTAACAAAAGAACATCTGTTTGAAATATGAGACTGTATTTACAACCTAGTTTCTGCAAGGTTTCCCAAAGTATAGGACTAGCAAAAAAATGATTATAGTTAGCGATGGTTAAATTATCAATGCATAATTTTACATAATGTACATTTTTCCAATTTTGCAGTGCAGATTTGATGAAAGACTCATTTTGGGTTCCGTGCATAACAACCAGACTCCATCCTTTTTTTTGTAAAAGAAACATGAAATTTTTGATTACAGGTACAAGTAATGGATGACTGCGTGGTTCGACAATAATGCAACTCTTTTCACGATTTGACTCAATAAATTGAAAATAACTATCGTCCAAATCAAATTGTTTCAGGTAATCTGACCAATATGGTTCGTATTGTTCATTCATATGAATAGTACAATATAGAATAGAATTTTTATGTTCTTTATGCATTTTCACATTTACGCATCATATGTGGAAAATCTCATAAAAAAATCATTTTATATGAGAAAAAGTATGTTCTTGATAGGATAGGCAAAGTTTTACTTCCCGGTAGAGCCAAATCCACCATTACCTCTTTCAGTACTCGACAACTCGTTTTCATTGACAATAACTACATAAATCGGCGATAGATTCGTATGACAAAGTTGTAACAAACGAGTATGCTTAGCTACCGTATACTGGTTATTATCTGGAAGATGTAATGCGCGAAATGCACCAATCAGGTTGCCGCGATATCCAGAGTCGATGATACCCGTGTGATTTGCAAGCATCAAAGGAGTTTTGGAGATACTGGACCGAGGGTATAGATAATACGGAACAGTTTTCAAACGATGTTTATGAAAATCGCAATGAACCAGTTCCGCTTTTACACCCATATCAATAAACGTAGATTCAAATGATTCTGTAAACGTTACATCATTTGGTACAACGAGGTCAAATCCGGAGTCTGCAAATTTGTTGTTAAGGAAAGCATCGTTATGTTTGTTGATTTTGGTTTCATAAATAGATTTTAGCGATTCATCTACTATGCACAATTTCAAAATAGAAAAATTATCAGCAGAGTTATCGCTTCTTAATCGCAGGTTATGATAGATTTCATAAAGCTGGGCGTGATTATCCATGATATATGTACATATAGACATATCTTTATTAGTATTCTTCAAAGAATTTATTTAGTTAAATGTAATTTCTTATACTCCTTCCATGAAATGTCGTTTGTATCGTCGCCTATATCGATGGTTTGAACAGCATGTTCTTTGTCAATATTTTCGCCACGTCTTAGTGCACTATCAACATAGAGTTCCTTCAATACCTTTCCAACCATTACAGAGCCTTCGTGTTGGTCGACTTTGTTGTCTTCAATCATTTTCAATACAATCAGTAATTTGGTCATAATTTCCAAGTCCAGCTCATCCTTTATGATGCGATTGAAAATATCAGTATAGTTCGTATATAAAAACGTAGTTACATCGGACGCCTTTTGTAAGAAGGTATCGAAATCTTTTACCTGTAATGACCGATTCGCCTTTTTGAAAGTGTCGAGCTTACGAATCTCATCACGGATGCGTACGCTATGTTTTACATTACGAATATGCTCGGTATTATCATCACATTCAGATTCATTAATCATTTTTTGTAGATTTAGACGTTCATGTTCACTAAGGTCAGCCATTATGGCAAAATAAAAACAGATTTGTTTATATATTTTTGAATGGAAACAACATTTAGAGATGTATCTTATGTGGGTTCTAGATTATTTAGTAATTATAAAGTTTTTTATCTTCCGAATATGTATACTAATATGAAGTTCAACCTTTTTAATATTCTTGTAATTGTCTTATTCGTATTGATTCTTTCATCGGCAACGATGATATCATGCGTAAATTTCAAGCCTCATTACGCAGATAATGTGTACCAGAAACATTCGCAGTTCGAAGGTTTCAAAAGTAACAGCCAGATGTTGGATTATTCTAGCAAAGAACAAAACGCAGCTATGGATACCAATAAACAACACGTCATGGTTCCTCCTGCTGCTGAATGCAAAAAGGTGTTTGGATTCGACGGCTTGTTTTGTACACCCAAAGATGGTCCCGATGCAGTAGACCAGATTGGTTCCGCCAAAGGCAGCGCTGAGTGTGTAGGAAAAAGTTCTGGTCTAACTAACTCTATGGGTGGATTATGCTTAGACGATAACCAGAAAAGATTATTATCAACTCGCGGTGGTAACATGTCTACAGGTGAAGAACAAATTTCTAAGTAAAGTTAAGTAGTATACACCACATTAGAAACCACTTTACAACTGTATAAATCGTAGAATGGTACAAAAAATATCATATGATTGCCTTTTAAAATAATAGAAAACCCGATTTTATTATTTTGAGTAAAAAAAGAATTCAACTTACAATATTGATTGTCGTAATATATGGTCCATAAATCTTTATCCACTCCTTTTAAGGAAAAAAACAGATACCTATATATTTGTTCTATATCAAATGTCAATAGACATTTCACACAGTATAGAATAGTCTGACTCCTGTCACAATCAACATCAATACAGTCATGGCACATATCATGTGAACAATTATTGTGTATAACACGAAAGGTACGGTCTACTATATCGCTGTATTCGGGTGATTGATTAGGTATAGATATACGCGACAGCATAGCGTTTACTTCAATAAGTGTCGATAATTCTTCGCTATCCATAAAAAAATACAGTGGATATAATATATATATGAACACGATAACGTTTATATTTTTTTAAATATACATAGCTAGAATACTTTGGTTGGTACTGTCATCATTTCGAATAAACGCATCGATATGTTTTTGAGTCACTGTAATCGGGAATGAGACATCAATGTCCATATCTTTATCGAACACACTCGACCCAGTCTTTACGAGTCTAAACAGATTCAATTTAGTATGAATAATTTCTAAGCAACGTTTCAGGTTACGAACACCCTGTTCTTTGCGAGTGAGATGGTCACTATTTACAATATAACGAATTGTTTCATCTGGAATAATCACATCTTCCTCGGTGAAGTTGACCTGCTCTCTAATCTTTGGCAATAGATGGTCTCTAGCAATGATAATCTTTTCTTTCGCCTCGTATCCCTTTGTTTGAATGCGATACATTCTATCGCGTAGAATGGGATTGACTTTTGATTCATCATTATAGCTGAAGATAAATAGACATTTACTGATATCAAAGTCCACTTCAGAAAAGTACTTGTCATGGAATTCGCTATTCTGGGAAGTATCTGTGAGATGTGTAAGAATGCCAATAATCTCTTCTCCCTTGGGCGTGTCACTTATCTTATCCAATTCATCAAAGTAGATAATTGGATTCATGCATTTGCTATCGATAAGAATTTGTACAATCTTACCCCATGTACTACCTTCATATGTATAGGAATGGCCTTCCAGAAAACTACTATCACCGTTTCCACCTAGAGCAATAAATGCAAACTCTCTACCTAAGATTTTGCTGATACCATCTTTTACTAAGGTAGTCTTACCTGTACCCATAGGGCCTTTGATAGCAATAGCGGTGCCCATTGCGTCCGGGTTTGAAATCCATTGGCCCATCATTTGCATAATTTGCAGTTTTGCGTCATCGAGCCCGTAAGCACAATTATCGAGGACAGATTTAGCATTTTCCATAAAGTCGTTGCATACGTCTAGTCCATCGGTAATATTTACTGACAAACTTCTATAAATTCCAAACGGAATACGCATAAAGGTATCTACCCAATTCTTAATCTTATAATACTCTGGGTCACCAGGTTCCATTGTTCGCAATACATTCAACCTCTGCATAGCAACTGCTTTGAAATTTGGAGGGATGTTTGTATTCAACAATGCCAATCGATATGGCTTGTCAATATTGATGAACTTATTAATGTCCTTCAGTTCTTTCATTACACGAAGCTGTTCTTTGTTGGAAAGTTTTTTCTTGAAATAGTCTACTTCGTTTGCTCGCTTTTTATCAGTATTAATCAATCTATGATACATCTTTGCATTCTTGTTACGAGCCTTCTTTACCAATTTCATGATAGACCGTTTACAATCGTCAACTGCCTTCTTCAAAACTTTACTTGACGGACGCTTGAACAATTGAGTTGTCAGGGTTTTCTTTGTTTCGACCAAATCTAGATATTCCTGCTCGACATCGGTAAGTTCAATTTCTTCCTCTTCTCCTTCAACCTTCTTCTTCTTCTTCTTCTTCTTCATTTTTTTATTGTCATGATTGAGATTGTCTACGATACTTTCTTCTGTTTTTGGTTCATTTTCAAAATTTTCCTTCATAAACATTTTCTCATCGTCACTATCGCAATCGGCATTATCCTCGACATAATTATCTTCTTCTTCATTCTCGCCTCCACCGAGTAACAAATGAATGTTAAACACCTGGTCCTCCTCTTCCTCCTCCTCCTCCTCATCCTCGTCCTCATCCTCATCTTCCTCCTCCTCATCATCCTCATCATCATCATCGTCCTCCTCATCATCATCCTCGTCATCATCATCCTCGTCATCATCATCATCATCATCATCATCATCATCATCATCATCCTCGTCCTCGTCCTCGTCCTCGTCCTCCTCTGAATCAACAGTTTGTTTTCTTCTTCTTTTTCTGACGTCCTTTTTCTTTGGTTTTTCAATATCCTTCAAACGATTTTTAGCCTTTTCTGTATTTTTTGCACGGTTTGAAATATATTTAGATGGAAACATCTTAGAAATAATTTTTTGGATTTCGACAATATCAACTTCTTCATCCTCCTCGTCATCGTACTTATTTTTATTTTTATTCTTTTTTACATGTTTGTTTTTTTTAGAACGAGGGACGTATTCACTGTCATCGTCACTAGAGTACTCGGAAAGTGTTTCGTATTCACTGTCATCACTGTTAGAATCATCGGAACACTTCTTCTTGTTCATTTTCTTACTGGCATTCATTTTCTTACTATCTTTAGCTTTAGTAGAAGTAGTCATAATTATAATTAACTTTATTGAATAGAATCGGTGCATGATTGCTAAGTCAATTTTTATACAAAAATGAAAAAAAATACTTTTCTTCCAAATCACAAACTATTCAAAACAGGTGTAGCACGCTATTAAAAAAATTGATAGTAGATACCAAAATATTTAAATAGTATAATATAGTATAATATAGGTGTTCATGTCGCAACAAATGAATTCAAATAATAACATTCCGCCTTCTAGAATAATTGGTGTACAATTTAGTATGCTCTCGCCGGAAGAGATAAGAAAGAATTCAGTGGTTGAAGTTTCTTCTCGAGATACATACATTAATAATAAACCGGTTGTGAATGGGTTATTTGACCCTAGAATGGGTGTATTAGAACCGGGTTTGATTTGTCCGACAGATGGATATACATATATTGACACGCCTGGATATTTTGGACATATAGAATTAGCACGTCCTGTATTTCATGTACAACACATTAAAGAAATTATAAAGATAGCCAAATGTGTTTGTTACAAATGTAGTAAGTTGCTCGTTAACAAAAACAATCATAAACATATTTTAGATTATTCGCCGGATAAACGCTGGCATTATATATGTAATTTAAGAAACATAGGAAGATGTGGAGAAGATACTGACGATGGTTGTGGTTGTTTGCAACCGACAAAGATACGGTTGGAAGGATTTGCAACCATCAAGGCGTTGATTGAGTATCAATCTGAAGAAACGAATGAAAAGTCATCAGTAGAAATCGAATTATCCCCGGAGATGATTCTACGTCAGTTCAAACGTATATCAGATGAGGATGTAACATTTATGGGATTAAGTCCAGTTTGGTCTCGACCAGAATGGATGGTCTGTCAGGTATTGCCGGTCCCACCCCCAGCAGTCCGTCCGTCCGTCAAACACGACGCACAGCAGCGAAGTGAAGACGATTTAACACACATCTATAGCAGTATCATAAAAAATAATACAGATTTATCCGATAAGATTGCAAATAACTCATCGCCTACTGTAATCAAACAATTAATTGATACAGTTCAATATTTATGTGCAATGATTGTGAATAACAAAGTGAAAGGAGCAGAGCCAATGGCACAGCGTTCCGGTAGAACAATGAATTGCATCATGAGTAGATTAAATAGTAAAAATGGCCGCATTCGAGGCAATCTGATGGGAAAGCGAGTGGATTTCAGTGCCCGTTCTGTAATTACAGGTGACCCGAATTTGTCTATTCGTCAGTTAGGAGTTCCTCTAAAAATAGCAATGAATATTACAAAGCCGGTGACAGTGAATGCGCGCAATCGCGATTTCCTGACAAGATTGATTCAAAATGGACCAGATAAATATCCTGGAGCAAAGATTTTAGAAAAGCAAAATGGAGAAAATATTACATTGCGATACAGAGACCGCAATTCGATTAAGCTATCAGAAGGAGACGTTGTTCATCGTCACATGATGGACGGAGATGCTGTATTGTTTAACAGACAACCCTCTCTTCATAGAATGAGTATGATGTGTCATATTGCAAAGATTATGAAGAAGGGAGATACATTTCGCATGAATGTCGGTGATACCAAACCATATAATGCAGACTTTGATGGCGATGAGATGAATATGCATATGCCACAGAACGTACTCGCTGAGACCGAACTCAAACATCTGGCAGCAATCCCTTATCAAATGATTAGTCCCGCCGGAAATTCTCCCATTATCGGAATCTTTCAGGATTCTATGTTGGGTTCTTTCAGATTTACCCGTCCAAACCTGTCGTTCAGTACTCGTGATACTATGAATATGTTGATGATGTTCAAAGAAATAGACCCTGCTTTCTTGAAAAAGAAAAACGGAAAAATTACAAACTTCGAGATTCTTTCACAGATTCTACCATCATTGACACTAAAATATAAAAATAAGCTATATGACGAAGATGAGGATTTTGAAACCTCCAACAATGTATTGGAAATTCGAGATGGAAAATATATTCGCGGACAGATTGAAAAATCAGTATTGGGTTCTACTACAAAGGGCATCATCCACCGAATCTGTAACGATTTTGGTAACATGCAATCTTCACAGTTTATCGACGATATGCAAAATATTATTACTGAATATATGAAATCGAGCTCATTCAGTGTAGGTATCAGTGATTTGATTGCAGATAAGAAAACACAAGATAATATCATACATGCAATCACAACCCAAAAACAGGAGGTAGAGTCAATTATTGAAAAAGTGCACCTAGGCATATTTGAAAATAATACCTCTGCGTCGAACCATACAGAGTTTGAAACCAAAATCAACAATGTATTGAACAAGGCGACTGAACAGGCAGGAAAGATTGGGCGCAAGTCGTTGAGCAAAAATAATCGATTCATGATGATTGTAAACTCTGGTTCTAAGGGAAACCTGATTAACATTTCACAGATGATTTCCTGTTTGGGACAGACGAACGTTGATGGTAAGCGAATTCCATATGGATTTGAAAACAGAACGCTTCCTCATTTCAGTAAGTTTGACGACAGTCCCTCTGCGCGCGGGTTTATCGAGAATTCATATATTTCAGGATTGACTGCCCCAGAGTTATTCTTCCATGCAATGGGCGGTCGTATTGGTTTGATTGATACTGCAGTCAAAACATCCCAAACTGGTTATATCCAAAGAAGGTTGATTAAAGGATTGGAAGATATCAAAGTAGAGTACGACATGACGGTGAGAAACAACAAAGGTAAAATCATCCAGTTCAACTACGGTGATGATGGGTTTGATTCAACTAAAACTGAAAATCAATCATTACCATTAGCCGGAATGAGCTCAGAAGATGTCTATTTACATTACGATGTAATGGGTACAACGGAAATTGTAAATTTGTTTACCAAAGGCACCGCGACACGTCATCGTCGTCAAAAGAAAGACCTGCTGATAAAATGTAGAGCGTACATCGATAAAATGTTACTCGCCCGTGACGAGGTTATCGAAAAGGTATTGAATCATACGAACGATAACGGTATCAAAATGCCTATTGCCTTCCAGAATATAATTGTAAATATCCAGGGTCAATTGAGTTTGAACGCAAATGCACAGGTAGATGTTACGCCATTGGAAGCCTTCCACCTAATTGAGTCTTACATGGAAAAACTGAAAATGTTGTCCTATTCTAAACCCTCGCCTCTTTTTGAAATCATGTATTTCTTCTATTTGAATCCGCGCGATTTAATTACAAAGAAGAGATTCCATAGAAAGGGTTTATTGATGCTTTTGGAGACCATTTTGTTGAAATACAAGCAGGCGATTGTACACCCAGGAGAGATGGTAGGTGTCGTTGCTGGTCAATCCATTGGTGAACCGACAACCCAACTCACATTGAATACATTTCATCTTTCAGGAGTAGCATCTAAATCTAATGTGACTCGAGGCGTGCCGCGCATTGAAGAAATTTTACGATTGACAAAGAATCCCAAACATCCTTCTCTTACTGTTCACCTGAAAGAAACAGATGAAGATAACTCTGACAAAGCAACCCAATATGCGAATATGTTAGAACATACGAAGCTGATTGATGTAATCAAAAGCATTCAAATATGTTTCGACCCTGATGAGCATAACAGCATTATGCCCGGAGACAAATCTTTGATGAAACAGTATTATGAATTTGAAAAGTTGTTAGACGAGTGTGATGGACAAGAGGTAGATGGTAACATTGTAAAATCAAAGTGGGTAATTCGTGTAGAAATCAATGCGGAAGTGTTGTTGGAGAAAAACATCACCATGGACGACATACACTTTGCCGTAAATAATAGTCACAGTAACGAGATTTCATGTGTATATAGCGATTACAATTCGAGCAATCTAATTTTTAGAATTCGCATGAATAGCTCTGTTATGAATAAAAGTAAAAAACAGCGAGGAATCGCAGATACATTGGACCAGTCGGATGAAATATACATGCTACGTAACTTTCAGGAAAATATTCTCAACAATATTGTATTGCGTGGTATACATGGCATTACCAATGTACTACCTAGAAAGTTACAGAATATGGTAAAGAAAACTGATGACCGGTATGTGCAAAAGGATGTGTGGGTACTCGATACTACCGGTACTAATTTGATAGATACGCTATCATTTGACTTTATTGATAGCGCCCGTACCTATAGTAATGACATCAAAGAAATATTCAACGTATTTGGTATTGAAGCTGCGCGCCAGGTTATTTACAATGAATTGATGGAAGTCATGGAATTCAGTGGTGTCTATATTAATTATCATCACGTCAGTATTTTGTGTGATAGAATGACTTCAAACGAAAAGATGGTTGCTATTTTCAGGTCTGGTATCCTGAACGACGATATTGGACCAATTTCAAAGTCCACTTTTGAGGTCCATACTGAAGTACTATTGGATGCTTCTAGACATGCAGAGTTTGACCATATGCGTGGTGTATCCGCAAATGTGATGATGGGTCAAATGGGTATCTATGGAACCGGAATGTTCAATGTAATATTGGACATAGATGCACTGAAAAATGTAAAGAGTGCAGATGTAAATATGAAGAAACAAGACGAAGAAATTGAGAAAATGTTTGGAAAGTTAGAAGATAGTACAGATATTTGTTCAAAGAATAATGTAGAAATCAAAAACAATATATCGGCTATCAAACGTGTAGATACCGGAGCATGTGATGATGACTACGATATTGGATTTTAAAAAATAAGTTATGAAAAATAGAATATAAAAGCATGTTACTATTTTTTATTGTGTGAAGTGACACACAATCCCGGGTTTAGCTCAGTTGGCAGAGCAATCGACTGTAGTGGTTGTAGTTATCGATAGGTCACCTGTTCAAATCAGGTAATCCGGAAAAATAATATTATACTGTGATTTATAATATTATGATTTGACATATTATATAAAATATTTTTACTAATATATATGAAACTAGATTGTGTATTATCTGCTGTAAATGACAATCCCGTCTATGTAGAGTTTGTACCATTTTTTATTGATGCCTGGAATAAGTTATATCCAAAAGTACATATCATTGTAATACTGGTAATGACGGAAATACCTTCCATTTTAGAAAAGTACAAGGAAAATTTAATATTATTCAGTCCAATATCGTCTGTGAATACTAGTTTTATTTCACAATATGTTCGGTTGTTATATCCCTGTATTTTGAATTACAAGAATGGTATTATGATTACAGATATAGATATGATACCAATGAATAGGGTATACTATACTCAACACATTGAAACCATAGATTCAAATAAATTCATTTATTTCAGAGGGAATGAGTGCATGAATGTCAAACAATTAGCAATGTGTTATAATGTAGCTACAGCAGAAACTTGGCGAAATATATTCAATATAAAAAGCATTCATGATATACAAACCCGTTTAAGTACTGTATATAAAACAAGTAACTATGTACTCTATAGAACGGGTTGGTTTACGGACCAAGTAGATTTATATACATATGTAATGCAGTGGAATACTACTACTGGAAATTTAGTCAGGTTGTATGATAAAGACACTGCGTTCAATCGATTAGACAGAGGACGTAAATTTGATATACATTCTGAAACTATAAAAGAAAATATCCAAAATGGGGCATATACAGATTATCATTGTTTGCGTCCATTCAATGAGTATAAAAATATCAATTACCAAATTTATGAACTACTTCAATAACAATATATTATGTCAATAATCAAATATATTGTTTACTTTTTAATGCGTAAAACCAGTTTATAGTTTTTCAGATGGTCGCTCAACGAAATCTTTGTAAAAGCTATGTCGGGTATTTCACTTAGTTTGATATCGGTATCAACAAAATTAATACTTGGTGCATAGATGTCGGTATTTTTGTATGGATTTGAATGTATGAATGTATACTCGTCAGTTTCGATATTTCCACCCATAACAATATATTTTGTATCCATTTTCAAAGTTTTGTACACTTCATTTGAATACATTATCACAGGTAAATCTAGCGAATTACATAATACCCATACATCTATTTGTGTAATTACATAATTGTCGTTCATTATCATAGACTCAAATGTCAATTGTTTGTTTCGAATTTTGTCAATAAAGTCTTTTTTGTATTGTTTCAACAAAATGGAATGTATAGCCGGTGTTAATATAGTTTTTTTCATTAGATTCATGTATGCTGTGTATAAGAGTTTCTTTATACCATGTATATCTTCATCCAGTTTCGCATGTCGTTTCAAAATGTATGCCAGTATGTAATAGCTACACAACGGTGTACTCTTGATAACCGTTTCTTTCATATTGTTGCTGAATATACCGTTCCAATTGCTCTTATTTATAATATTGACCGTTTTCATTACACACAAATCGCCAAATGACTCGATTGTGGATATATCTATGTCCTGTGATTGTTCTTTTAATGGTACATCTTTAGTAGTTTTCTTTACGTAACTAGGTTGTGCAAAGTCATATGGTATATTCTTTACATATTTATGGGTTGGCATGTAAGATATATTATCGAAATAATCACCGATTATATGAGTATTCATCAAAAGTACTTCATCGGCCAATATATTGTATTCCAATGTTTCTAGTCGGGTATAGGATGTATCAAATAAATATCTTCGGATACGACTATATCGTATAATTTCATCACACACGCGAATATAATACATAGTTTCATTGTTTTCTTGTGACAGTAGATTTTTTACTGGCAGACACAACTGATTTTCCTTCATCAAACAGAATCCATGATTATTGTGTGAATTATTTTCATTGTTTTCATAGACTTCGCTAAGTACATCTTCATCAAAATCTACGAAAGTTACAATGGGTTCTAACATAGATTGAATGATGGGTTGTAACTTGGTGACCTTGATTTCATATACATAGTCTTTAGACTCTATTAGCTTTTTAATTTCGTCTATCTCATCCGAATTCATCATATTTGCAAATTCATCACGAAGTTTTTCACGAAATTGTTTATAGAATTTGGTTTCTAGTTTGATGTTTCTAACGGTTTTCTGTCGTGTTTTATCAATAGAGTAGGTAGTCATAAGTTTGTTATCTGCCGTATAATAGTCTGCGTATCCAGTAGACTCGATTGTTTTCAGGTTGTCTTCCTTATCGTTTGGTTCTGGTTTACTAATCAAAATAAACTGATTCGTTTCAGTAATAATGCCTATAATCAACCCGTCCTCCTCTATTTTTACCATGGGTTGACAAGGAATTTGTTTATCGGATTTGTTATAAATAGAATGTAACTTATCAATAGTGGACGTATACTCTAACCATTCAACATCATCAATAAAAACTGACTCTACCTGTACAATGGGAACAGACGGTCTTACCGGTATATACAAAAGTTCTATGTCCTCTTTTACTTCTGAAACCAATAAAGCAATTGTTTTACCTCGATAATTGGATACCTGTTTATGCACAGTGACGTTTATCTTGGAAAGTATATCATACGATTTTTGTGCGGTTATGTTATTTTTGTACATGTAAGTACTTGGTTTATCTGATGGTTTACAATATTTTGATATCGAGTTTTGTATGTTTTTCATGACATTGGAAAGATTGGGAGGCATGTTCTCGCTGTAGAATATTTTGATAGCGTTCAATTTGTTCGCTGCATTTACATTCCTGGTATTTCCGTAAACATATATAGGTTCGTAATAACTGCCATGTTTTAATAGTAACACCGTACCGCGAGATTCATCAAAAAGTGTTTCTGAATAGGAATTTGTTGGGCACAGTAGCGAGATATTATCGCGGATATCATTGTCTTCTATTTCCATAATGACTACGTTAATCCCTTTCTCAAATAATTTTGTTTCTGGTGTACTCACTATATCCCACATAAATGTGTGGTCAATGATAGAATCATCGTCGTTCATAAATTTTAAAAATTGATGGTAGGAAGCGATTGTAAATTTCAAAAAATTATACTGTTCGCTATTGTTCAAATCAATGCTTTTATAAAAATCCGTTTTTTTATATTTTTCAACATCGATGTCTGACACATTTACGCGTTTGGGTTGGAACAATGATACAATTGTGCCATTGTGCACTCTCAGAAATATGTCTAGTGTTACTTTGTCTGCAATAATTTGTCTCATTGCTTTTATGGACGGAACATCAATATTGTTATGAAACGTATAAATATCAGCAATGCATGCAACAAACGACTGTTTACTCGATTTTTCGATTCCATACCTTAACAATGGAGTGGCTCCTTTTTTGATATAGGTAGGATTCGAAGTCTCGGTCGAACTGCTATTATTAGTATGTAAAAATAGTTCGACAGACAATGGCAAAAATCCCCATCGATGTTGTGGTACAGGAACTCGTTCAATACTCAAAACGTTCAAATAATTACGAGTCGTTTTGTTTTTATCGGATTTTTCGCCTTCAATGAGGTCTTTGTTACCGTAATGAATATTATCGTCAGTGATATTCAACTCATCTCTACGCGTAGTTTGTTGTGTACTGAATGGATTTTTAAAACAGCATGGAACACCAATATTCTCTGCGGATTTTGATTTGTCTAGAAAACCTGGATTGTAGTTGATATAATTATTGTCACTATCCATATGCTGTCTATCATCTGTGAATTCATATATATAATGCCCAGGTGGAGGATTTGCACGAGTTTTTTTGGGTATAATTTTTCCACCACATTCATTGTTTTGTACTTGTTTTTCGGTCATGGGTTTGTTTGTTTTCATGCACCAATAACGAGGACACATATACCAATACGGTTTAGTTGAATCGGTTCCATATTTAATAGCGAGTCCATATGCTTTGCTGGCTTCTGGGTCATTGTCGATATCTTCCTTCTCTTTTTCGGTCAATATAACTGGTTGTCTATTTGTAGTTGCCTGACAAAGTTTTGCATATGTCCCCTCCATTTCACCCTTGAACAGTATGGGTTCTAGTTTTTTAATCTTATTATAGAAATATGTGCCACTAGATTTGTCGTTTTTGTCACCTCCTTTGAATAATTCTATACTATCTTCTTCTTCTTCTTCTTCTTCTGGCTCCTCATTTGCAGTATTATCTTTTTCGGGCTCCTCTTTTTCTTCTGCTTCTGCTTCTGTCTGTTCATCATCCTCTTCTTCCTCTTCGTCATCATCATCGAAGAATATTCCACCGTCTTCCTCCTCATCCTCCTCTCCCTCTCCTGATTCGGGTATCAAACCAACCACTGGTGCCGGCATATACGTTACTGCATCATCACTTTCAACAGTGACTATGTTCTCGGTTTCGACATCCTGTTTTGTTTTTGTAGGTATTTTTTTTAGTATCTCTATCGTTTTTTTTGTCAACTTCAACTCTTCTTTATAGATGCTTGTTTTTAGTAGCGTATCAATGTATATTTCCAATTGTTGAATATAATAAATAGAGTCAATATTCGAAATAGTAACGGTGAGTAGGTTTTGAATATCATTGTATTGGATGACCGTAGGAAAACCAGGATTATCTATTACATCAACACTTTTGTTTACATATCTGCCGTTCAACAACGTATATTCGTTCATGTAGTTCTTTATTTGCATTCTGGCTTCCTCATCAGTCAATGAAAAATTAACTGATATCAAACTAATTATCGAATTGATATTCATATTTTGCTTGTACATGTTATTAATAAGAGAATTCATCTCGTTCATCTCTTTGTAGTTTTCCACTCGTTTATAACGTAAACTTGTACTCTGATTCTTATTTATTTCCAATAAGTTGAATACAGATGTAAACATCGCATAATCTGTCGTACTTATCGGTTTACTACTTTGAATAGCACTTTTATATTGTATTGAATTAAACTCAATCAACCTAGATGAAAACCCCTGTATTGTAAATATTTTCTTATTTTCAGAGATATATTTATTTACTTCTTCTATTATCGGATTGATGGATTCGATTATATATTTTTCTGCAAATTCAACAGATATCGGCTTTTGAAAAGACACATTCACCAATATATCGCCGTTGTTATTCAAACTACAAAATAACAATACTTCTTCTCCCGCCAACAATGTGGACATTGCAATGGAAATATGTTTTTGTGCACCCGGAATTTTTTTTGAATATTGAGATATTTGCGTTTTCGACAACAAAGGTATTTTTTTCCCATTCTTCGAAATGCCGGTTGTATACAATCGATACATTTCTTCCTTTTTGAAGCCAGGTTTGTATTTTATGAAGGGACGGTCTTTACTCGTATTGAGTTGTTTGAATATATTTTCAAGCGGTAATGTAGTTTTACTCAAAGGATGTATGGTCATTGATAATTCAAAAATACCTTTTTCCAAATACGTTACCTGTACATTTTTGTTCTGTATAGTATATAATGTATCAATCCTATCATCGCTAATTTTTTTAAACATGGATTGTGTATGTTCAGTCAATTTGTATTTTTGTTTCTCAAGCTCATCTAACGAATGTATATGTTGGTTTGCGAGAAAGGGATAGTATAGTTGAGCTACTTTACGTTGGTCTAGATTGTTCTCGTTGCAATGCTTAAAAACATCTCCTGCTAGACAAACATATATGGTATTCTCTTGTAACCCTCGATACGACAGTAGCAAGTGGTTCTCAAACGTGATGAGTGGATTCACTATTGATGATTGGAATATCATTTCTGAATCAGGCAATATGTGAAATGGGTTCGCTGAAAATAATAAGTTATCATGGACCGAAAATTTGTGACCAATAGGCAAGCATACCTCAACCTCTTTACCATTCAACTGAAGTTCCGTTTCAATATCTTTGTATGAGAAAAAGTCTTTGTTCATGTCCTTTAAATTTTTAATACCACTGTCAACTGAACTTAATACTAGATTCATCAAAAGTTGTCCCAGTGCATTTTTTGCGATACCATTTCTATCTTTGTCTTTTAAAATTTCATATTCAGACGGAAAATGTAGCGTTTGCTTCTTTTTACCGAATAAATATATTTCGTCATATGATACATTCTCGAATCCCAATTCATTTATAATTTTGCGTTTTATTGTACGTATAGTATCGTCGGAATGTATAAACTGTTTTGTGGCAGTAATGTTTGGTGCATATTTTTCTAAATATAACTTCTCTGTTTCACTAAATATAGACGATTGTACGTCGATAGTATCTTCATTGCTATTGAATATATACACATTGATGGGTTTTCCGTTCTTATCTAAAAGTATGACTTTTTGTGTGTCTTCCATGCAATTATATTATTACTTATACAATATGTAAGTATTTTGTATTTGATAATATTTGTTTTGTTGTATGTCAAAAATTGATATTCGGTCCCTTCTATTTGGTATACGACAACAATAACAATTATAAACGATGTGGCCGGAAACAACTACTACCAACGTTTCAAATGAATTGAAACAACTTAAAAAAATTCTATATGTTGGAGCATGGAATCACATCGAACCAACTATGCATCATGAATACAAAAACGTGTCTGAGTTCATTTATATAGATACGCAACCAAGAAGTGAAATAGATGGATTGACATTTGAACCAGATGGCTACAAAACACAGTTTCTATCTGAAATAATAGAAAAATGCCGCGATTACGGGTTCCATCTTGTTAGAAAAAAACAACTGGATACACATTATCATAATAATATATGCAATGTGCAACAATGCCTGTTGCAGAGCAACGAGTATCCAGACATCAACCCATGTATTTATGAATTCAAAAATGCTTACACAAATAAAAAGATAAAATATTATATTTCAACAAATATTGAATATAATATGAATGCCGAATTAAAGAAAGACATTGAAACATCTGATGGCATTATTGTAAGTGGTTATTTTCCTAGCATAAAATTATTGGAATATTTTCCTAAACCAAAGGCACTCATAGGGTATACTGATACCGTATATCCAGATACTCAATACGCCAGCTCATATGTAGATGAAAACACGAAAAATGCGATTTACTATGTAGCAAACATGCGCGATGAGCATGCCAAAAAGTATTTCCATTCTTATTATATTTGTTCCTATTTTACTACACATATATCTAAATGCACCAATATAAATGAGATTGGTGAAAAAAGTATAATGGAGCATGATAATCAACAAGAAATAATGACGGTAGATATTTCATGACTTATGCATTCAGGCTTTCCATGTGATGATATTCATCAGTTCGTTGTTTAAAAATGGAGAAATAATGGCATATAAGCTTTTGATATACATTGTGGAGTTGATGATTCTGATTTCCTTCAACCCTTTTTTGTATTTTTTTAGTATATCGACAAGACCAATTGCGGTTGACACTTGCAAAGAGTGAACTAACCCAAAATCTCTGCTGTCAAATACCCATATCCAATCTTGTTCTCCCTTTTCATGTAAAATTTCTTCGTAATGTTTCAAAATACCGTCGGTATCCCAGTATTTTGTAGCATCAGCAGGACATGTATAATAAACGTGGGTATCCTCTTTCTTTGCCATTAAATAAAAGGAATGACTACCAGGTTCAGATATACATGTTTGACACATGTGGTTGCTATATTGGAATACAGATATTTGATTTCAACATACTGTACTCATTATTTTTTCTAAAAATTCATCTTCTTCAGTAATAATATTTCTATGTTCTGCCCAATAAATATTGTAATTGTTATTGAAACATGGAACTAATTTTCTTTTGTCTAAAAATACGATGCCGTCTGTCATCAATGCCGCAAATTGACTCAAATTCGAACCAATCGACATGATGAATATGTCAGACTTTATCATTTCATGAATAGTCATTAGCAAATCTGTGTTTATATGATATTGTATGTTCTCAACAGTCGTATTCAATGTGATTGCTGAGTCCGAATAAACGTGAAACGTACAGTTCGGTACTAGTGAATGGATTTTATGAATCGTGTCTGTAAAAAAATCCGTGTTCGTAAACCGAACACAATTTTCGCCATATTTAACAATATCCCCTCTCCTAATATGTATGCACACGTTTGTATCCTTCTCGTCATAATAAGGACTTGTTTTTGTCAATCGATACGCTTTTTTCATGAGTGTAATATTGGTATCAGTAAAGATATCATTGATGTGGATTTTTGTTGCAGGACGATTGGATTGAACTAGGTCTTGGTCAGGTTTCGAATACATAATACGTTGTTTTCGTAATGCAGGAACATCGACATCCTTGTCTGTTTTATCAATTATCATGTTGATATCAAACATTGTTTCAAATTCATCATTCAGTTCTTTTGTTGGGTAAGGAACATGAACATGAGAAATATTTAGTATCTTCGAGAGAAAAAAACTAAGAAAATGGCGGACTACTTGAGAAAACGTTCTATCGGTGTAAGGGTGTCTAAAAAGATATTGCATAATATTATACACAATGAAAGTGTTTATTTCATTTGCAACAAAAGGGAAATTTTATAAGTTAGGACAACGTCTTATTCAGGAGATTGAGAACCTAGAGTTATTTGATAAGACAATTTTATATACAGAGGACCATTTGAAAGCAGATACTGCATTCTGGGAACAACACCACGACTTCATAGAAAATAATGAACGGGGGTACGGTTATTGGTTGTGGAAAAGCTATATTATTAAAAAAACATTGGAAACTCTAAAAAATGGAGACATTCTATTATATTTCGATTCTAGCTTTGAAATATATCCTCACATGAAGCAAAATATAAAAAACCTATTTTCAATAGTTGAAAAAAGTTACGTGGTTGGCTCTTATTGTAAAATACTATGTCCTGAATTCAAATGGAACAAAATGGACCTCGTGAAATTTTTGAAAATGAAAGAAGATAAATATTTACAAACAAAACAGAGACAGGCCGGAGCGATAATGTTGTTTAAAAACGAAACTACAGTTGCATTGATAAACGATTGGTATACGTTGTCTAGTCATTATCATTACATAAATGATGATGATAGTATAGAGACCAATCTGCCGGGGTTTACCGAACATAGACATGACCAATCTATATTCAGTTTGTTAACAAAAAAATACAATACGTACAGTGATGTAGACATGTTCGAATATGTAAGCATTATTAAAAACAAAAATGAGAGGTCAGTTATCCGGAACATAACTAAATAAATTAGGCATCATAATAAGGATTATCATGTATTTTCATACCACAATATTCACGAGGTTCTTTTTTATAATCTACAGGTTGATGAATGCCAGCATCTTTTGCGTTTTCCAATAGAAATTTAAAATTCTGCCAGAACTCGCTTTTATGACCAATTGATTTCGTCATAACATGAGATAATTCGTGAATGGCAACAAAGGTGAGCGTACTTTCATCGATGAGTACGTTGTTGTCACCTTTTTTGCGATTAAGACAGAACGCAATTTTTTCCCCTTTATTTTCACTGTATGCAGTGAATTGACTGGTCGGTAAAGTTTCCATTATTTTTTTCGGGTTAAATCCCTTTACGAGTCGCTGGACACTTTCCATTTCAGAATGTTTATCCCCTACATAATCAACGAGTGATTTACACTTATTTGTAATTTTTGCTAATAAATCAGCAGCCTCCTGTACACGAGACCTCTCTCTTACACAATATTTATTACCATCTTCGTTTGAAACAATACATTTGAGTTGAAACTCAGTCATGTTTTCAAAATACACATAGAAACATATGCCTAAAATGCCTAACAGAATGATATAACCTAAAATATCGATATTCTTCATTTATATATAACAGTCAGGTTTTATCATTTTAAAAACAAATTATAGTTCGTAATGAGTCGATAACTCATTATGAAGCAAACATAAGATTATTTATTTAGCACCGAGCTCAAGAGGAACGCGAGCAAAATCACCTTCAATGGTACTCTGGTTCCAGGGACCAATGTCAGATTTGGCAATTACAGGGTCAGAACGAAGCTGTAAGTTTGCGTTACGAAGAGACTGACCGACAGTGTCTAAACCAATATGCTGACCGGCCTTCAAAAGGTCGGGCATACCCATGTCACCCTTGTTGGCGGTGTTAGGATTAAGGGCGGCCCACTGACTGTTCTCGTCATTGGGGAGTAAATCCTTAGGGTTAGCAACCTCCTTTACGGAATAACCAGAGGCAGCGGCGTTAGAGGCAGCGGCGGGCTCACTAGGTCCAGCTTCTGCTTGATTTTCATCCTTCTTATCAGCAGCATCAACACCACCCTCCATCTTGTCTACAACAAGTGCCTTGTTATTGGAATACATGACTAGAGCCCACATCAAAATCAAAAATATGATGAGTACGACAACACGTTCCATTGTCAAAAACTTCTTAAATCCACTGAAAATGTCACGAGTAAATTTTGCAAACATTATGTTTATATAATATCGCTTGATAAATTTATTTGTGATAATTGTTAATTTTACTAAAATAGTTAGCACAATACCATTGAAACAATATTACTAAATATTTATTCTATATTACTTTCAAGATTGTCATAATCGCTATCTTCGCTATCGGAAGCGTCATCTAACATATATACATTTTTGATACGTTTTGCTTCTAAATAAGAGGACAATGCTAAATCTCTTGCCACTTTTGCTTTACGTTTTGCTTCCTTATACATTTCATAATAAACATTATTTTTGTTTTTAATTGAAAAATTATTATTTTCGGGTATTTCATCTAAATATAACTTTACTTCTTGCATACCAAATTCTTCTAAAGGTTTTTCAATCAACTCAGTGTTTACATTATCTGAATGTTTCTCATTCAATATCATTTCTTGAATGGGTTCTTCGTCTGCCGGAAGAGTTTGGTCACCGTCTTCAATTACAACATCGTCATGGGAATCTACATCTTTTTCTAAACTGGTAGGTAAAGTGTCATTTACTATGATTTCTTCTGCGTCATTATCGCTTACAGATTCGGCATCATTTGATGAAGAAGTGGTTGTATCAATTGACATGATTTGTTCGGCATCATTTGATGAAGAAGTGGTTGTGTCATGTTGGTGTGCATTATCTTCAATATCCGAGGACTCCGCATTCTGGTCCGGATTAATGGATATGGCAGGTGCGATTGATGATACTGGGGTTGATTTTGCTGACGTAAATAAGCATTTATCGAACAATTTTTCGGGAGTTAATGTCATCATTTGTTTAACATCAATGTCAATTTGAAAAGAAGTCGCCGAACATTTGATGCCTCGAATTTCTAATATAGACATAATATTCATTTTTTCATTGACATCATCTATATTAACCAGTTGCTCATCCTCATTGTATATTTTTAAAGTAGGTCTACCTAAATTAGTCGCAATATTGACCCTCGAAATATAGAATTTACCCGATTTGTATATTTTCAAAGGAGATGTAAAGTAGTTTTCTATATCATGCATTTCCATTTCCCCCTCAAACCATTCGTTCCGGTTGTTGTATAACATGCTTTGACAATGTGCTTCTAATTTTTCCATCCATTCAATAAAATCAGAATGCTCATTTGTGAATACTAAATCAGTATAGACTTTTTTACCCGCCTTCAATATACCTTGTTTGGTAGTACATTTAGGGGGCTGGATATACAATGGGTTATTGTCTGTAGATATTCTTATAAAAAAACTGCCACCAGGAATTTGATACGGTTTTGCTAAATGCAAACCTTGAAAATCAAAAGAGCTGTCTGTGTTGTAGATACCGTTCATTAAAAATTGGTCATAAAAGAATAAAAACAAAAGAACGCAACTATAAGATATCGTAAAATAAACCTATTAAATATAGTTAATACTTATAATAGTAATTATATGAAAAATATCAAAGAATCTTGCATTGAATTTCTGAACAATGCAAATACGAGAAAGGAACTGAGTGATATTCTAAAACCTATCACCAATTCTATCTATAACGAAGTGTATATTTACATATGGATTATCTGTTTTTATAGCATAATATTATTTCTCCTTATTTTAGCCAATTTATTTTTATTGACGAAAATATTGAATAAAACAAAGATTGTACATATGCAATATATGAATTAGCAATATGAATAAAATATAGATATACTATATAATGCCTCACAACAAAACACACAAAAAGCAGGGAGGTGGTTCAGGCGTAGCAGAGCACGGAGTGGCTGTATTTGGTGGACCGGGTCAACAAACAGCAATGCCTGGTAGTAATGTCGTCCAGGTAAACCAGCCTTCGGCTGCCCCTGTACCTGAAGCAAATGTACAGGGGGGAGGGAAAAGAAAGTCGAGAACCGCTAAGAAGAAACCTATGAAAAAGGACGAAGGTTATTGTTTGAAATGTAAAAAGAAGAGAAAGATGGTAAACGTGAAAGAGGTTTCTATCAAAAACAAACGCAATAATACTACCCGTAAAGCAAACAAAGGAGAATGCTCCAAATGTGGAACCACTATGATGAAATTCATCTAAATTTTTCTACGTATTTTCCAAAAATAGGTCTTCCCGTGTAATACAAGGTGTTAATTTGTTTACGACGCCATTTTTCCTGTTTCTCCATGGCAGGTAAGGTTTTAATAGTATAATAATATCTATTCATTGTATACGTATATCCACTGTTGGAATACATAGTATATATTATTATACAATACATTTTATTAATTTAGTTCTCATAAATATATTATTGATGTCTATCACAAATAAAACGGAACTAATTGAGAACATAAGAAAATGGGTAACCATAGACAGCCAACTGAAAATTGTGAACGAAAAAACAAAAGCCATGAGGAAGATGAAATCGGAATTAAGTGAAAACATATGCAATTACAAATCAAATACAAACATGAAAACCAACAAAATAAGTATAAGTGACGGTGCACTATCTTTTTACGAAAAAAAAGAATATTCCCCACTTACGTATACTTATGTTGAAAAATGTTTAGGAGAACTCATACATGACAAGAAACAGGTTGAGTATATTACACAATACATGAAGGACAGTCGCGAAGTAACAACCTCGAATGAAATACGGAGAACCTATGATAAAATACCACAACTTGAAAATTAATACAATAATATAAACTGATTATATTATGGTCATATAGTATAATATGATGTATCAAACCGCCGATATACAAAGACACTTATTCAATATATCCGAAGATTCTGCAAAATCGGGGATATTAGTAAACGATTTGTTGCAAATGCATGCAAGAGTAAGAACACCTAACGATTTTGAAATACCCAAATTTTATGAACAATTCAAAGATTTAGCCGCACCGTCTGGTTTGATTGTAGGTTGTACTGATAATGGGTTGCATCAATCTGGTGGATGCATTGGTGCACAACCGAAAATAGATGAAGACATCATTAGCATTAAATTGTTTGATAAACTCTTTGAAAATGTTGCGAGGAACAGTTCTCATCGTGGGGGGTCTCATATGACAAAAAAAAGAACAAACCGCGCAACGAGAAATAAAACGAAACGGTCTTGGTTCTCGTAACTCCATAAATATTAACGAATATTCAGTAATATTTATGATTTATTTGGTACGGTTGTGTCGGGGCTTGCGACGTTTTTTTGTTAACCGCCGCTTTCTTTTCTTTTTTCCACCCATAGACATTATGTTATCAAAAACAGTTCCGCCAGTTTCTGTAGATGAAATAGACATACCGCCGGTTTCACCTCCCATGATGTTAGCAAATTCCTGATGCTTTTTAGAGAGCGTTTTTAACGTCTTTTTGAGTAGAGCTTCATCCGGAATTTTTTGGCGATGATTCTCGATGATGTCTTTTGTAGATTCACCATTTTCATATTCTTCTCTGTATTTCAAATATTCATACATTTCTGCCAAAGTATGAACATACCCGTTGATTGCAAATTCTTTGTATTTGTCGTCACCAATAGAAAAAAGAGGAGCAAATAATTTCAACGTGTTTTCTCCGGTATGAATGCGTTCATCGTTTAATTTTTTTCGAGAATATTCAATATGTGATTTGAAAATAGCCTTTAAATTATCAGCAGCGTTTGTATTCAACTCTTTCAATGACCCTCGAAAAATAGATTCTATAATTTTTTTTATGCGGTCATGTACTGACCTATTGCATGAAATATAGTTTCCTTGCGTATTGACAATGGTTTTTATTATTTTACCGGAATCAGAAGAGGTAATGGCTCCGGGTTGTAATATATTAGCAACTCCTCCGGCACTAGCACCCGCACCGGTAGCTGCTAATCCTCCCGCACCCGCAGCAGCCAACTTTCCTACATCAGGGATTCCTCCCGCACCCGCAGCACCAGCCAACTTTCCTACATCAGGGATTCCTCCCGCACCTGCAGCACCAGCCAACTTTCCTACATCAGGGATTCCTCCCGCACCCGCAGCACCAGCCAACTTTCCTACATCCGGGATTCCTCCTGCACCTGCAGCACCAGCCAACTTTCCTACATCCGGGATTCCTCCTGCACCTGCAGCACCAGCCAACTTTCCTACAGAAAAAGGTCCTCCTCCACCCATTAAATTGGTTGGTATCGTTCCTCCATTTTTACCGGGTTTTTCACATACACATGATTCCTTATCACTCACCTGTTGCTGTGACACAGAAGAAGATTCAGAAGCCTGTATTTTTTTTTGAGGTATCGGTTCATATTTTGTCAACATAGACAACAATTTTTCAGGGTTCGCATTTTCGTTCAAAAAAGTAGAAAACAAGTTAATCGTCTCGGTTTTCAATTGCACAGATGGATGGTCCGGTACAACATCTCCATATTGTGTATCAATTCCAGAACAACTATTACTAGCCCCCTTATTTATGTAACTACAAACCTTATCTAATAAATTATTTACACCCTGAACCCATTTATCGCGTTCTAGGTTTACAATTTCATCGTTTAAATCCATTATTTGAACACCTTCACCAGCTCGACTCACAAGCCCAGTAACTGCACTTTGTACCAATTTGTCCATTAGTTATTCGTTTGATATATAAACATAAAAAAATTGATAAGAATATACTCTTTAGAATTAAATTAAAAATGGTCAATACAGGAATTATTTATCGTATCGCTCCGGTAAAAAATGCCGAAAAGGTAGCAAAAATGTCTTCTCCCAAAGTGGTGAAACTAACTACCGAAAAAGATATAAATAAAAAAACAAAGAAAAAAAGACCAGGTGAGAAACATATAAATAAAAAACAACTATGGAATGTATTTGAAAACGACAAAACGAATGTAGATAACCAAAAAACAGAACCGATTGAATGTGTATATTCTACGCCTAAACAAGACGACCTATGCCATTCGTGTAATTCATATCTTATGATTATGGAAGACGGGTTTCCAACCTGTACAAACACAAATTGCGGTATCATATACAAAGACATATTGGATTACTCACCCGAATGGAGATATTACGGCGCAGATGATAAAAACGCAAATGACCCGACGCGGTGCGGTAACCCAATCAATCCATTGTTGGTGCAATCATCATTTGGTTGCAAAGTGTTATGTAGCACCAAATCAACCTATGAAATGAAAAAAATAAGAAAATGGTTAGAATGGCAGTCAATGCCGCACAAGGAAAAATCTCTGTACGACGAGTTTCAGTTTATTACTACCATGGCACAGAATTCTGGCATACCAAAAATATTTATAGACGAAGCAATGGTAATACACAAAGATATATCTGAGCAAAAAATGTTTAGAGGATTGAACCGAGATGGTATCAAAGCGGCTTCTATTTATATTTCATGTAGAGTGAATGGTTGTCCCCGAACTGCTCATGAAATAGCCGAAATTTTCCATTTAGACAAAGCTAGCGCGACTAATGGATGTACCATGGCCGTGAATATAGTACAGAATATGGAGAGAAATACCAACCCTGAAAACCTAATAGATTTAGCCATTACATTGCCAAGCTCGTTTATTGATAGATATTGTAGCAGATTGAATATCAACACCGAGTTAACAAAACTGTGTAATTTTATTGCAAAAAAGATTGAAGGCAATAACATGATAACAGATAATATTCCACATGCTATCGCTGCAGGTATTGTATATTTCGTAGCGTACAACTGTTCTTTAGAAGTAAACAAAACAGATATCAAAAATATATGCGGTGTAAGTGAAGTGACCATCAACAAGTGTTTCAAAAAACTCGAATCTATGAAAACCTCGTTTATACCGAAAGCTATTGCCACAAAATATGACTGTAAGCTACTCTAGATAACAAAGGAGGGTTCTAGAATAAGTGTATTTGTGTAAAATATTGAAAAAATATGTATTGCAATAAGATATACACATTTTTTTATGTGTGAAGAAAATATAAAAATGACAATAACAGAAAACAATGAAACAGTAGTACCAAAGCTTATATTTATAGTACCATATCGCGATAGAGAACAACATCTTAATTTTTTTGCGTCACACATGGAAGGTATAATGAGCGATTATGAGAAAACCGATTACAATATAATATATATACATCAGTGTGATGATAGAGCATTCAATAGAGGCGCTATGAAGAATATTGGATTTTTATACGTGAAGGATGTATATCCAAATGAGTACAAAAATATTACATTGATATTCAATGATGTAGATACCATGCCATTCACAAAAAATTTCCTGAATTACAATACGCACGTTGGAAATGTAAAACATTTTTATGGTTATGATTATACGCTGGGTGGTATCGTATCAATTAATGCGGGCGATTTCGAAAAAACAAACGGCTTTCCAAATTTGTGGGCATGGGGATATGAGGACAATGAATTTCAAAAACGAGTCATCGCAACCGGTCTCAATATAGATAGAAATCAATATTATCCAATTCTCGATAAAAACATATTAAGTATACATGCAAACAACGAACGAATAGTCAATCGAATGGAATATTTGAAATATGCAAAAAAAATACGGGATGGTTTTGATAGTTTACAGAAAGTAGCATATCACTACGATGAAAAAACTGGATTTGTCAATGTAACCTCATTTGAAACGATACATAAACACGACCCAAATTTTGACAAAATACATAATTTTAAAAACGGCAACATTCCTTTTTCAACTGGTTATAAAACTCCACAAATGAAAATGCTTTCTCTTTGACTTCACCTATTATAAGGTGTCACTTTCGATGTGGATACCATCTTACCGAGAATCATACAGGCAATGATACCTAAAAATATTCCACCAACAATAATTTCTGCCATAATTAATTGATTACTTATATATAGACAACTAGATAACCATGCATAAGTCAATTTTATGCGTATTATGCAAAAAATTGACAAAAAGGTTGCACCTTTCATAAATGTAAATGACAATCAACAATGAAATTTATGTTCGAAGTACATACAACCAGCTGTAAACCGATATACATATATTTGGATGAAAAAATACGTTTGACAGAGTTATATGAAACTATTTCTATTGACATAGAAAATAATACGATGTTAACGAGGAGCGATGTCCTAGATATATTCGTCCAAAACCATGATGAAACCAAATCCATACCCAAGAATCACGACATCCTGGATGAATTTTTAGAAGAAAATCCGAAATATTTTACCAAATGGAATGGTTCATTGCACAAAAACATTCACAAATTGTATATAATGGATAAAGAATATATTACTCGCATCAAAAATAACAAACCTGCACCGATTTACACCAATGAACCAATAATTGAAAATTATTCCGTAGTTGGATTACTGAAAACCGCTTTCATGTCGATATATTTATGAATTTATAGGAATGCTTTCAAACACTTTGTATGTAATACCTACTTCCTCACTTGTTTCCCATATTCCAGAGATTTTTATACACCACATTCTTTTATTTGAAACGAATTTTTTCGTGTCATTGGTGATAACTTTCAAATATCCAGAATATAACTGTTTAGTAAACAATGTGTTCTTATGGAGATGTTTGTGTTTACATCTACAATACATATCTAATAATTTATGTTCGACAAAAGATAAAAATTTCATAACCGATAGATTATTGGAAGAATAGGGGTCGTAATTCATCATCGTTTTATCACCCATAACAACTAGTTTATGGTCTAACGATACTGAAAAGTACAACCCGTTCATGGTAAACCATTCAGATAAATAGTTTAGTTTTGTAAAAAAACCATCCATGACAATATTTTTTTTCGATTCCATCAAAGCTGCATTTTTTATATTGAATTTCGACTCGTTGATTGTAATATTCATAATATATCTAATATCTAATATCTAAGAATAAATATATTTATTAGGTTTCAATATATAATATTCTACACATATAATATAGGTCTTTGATATGTCTGCTATTGTACAAATGAATAAGATACCATTAATCCAATGGAAAGGACAAACAATTGAACAAATACAATCGGTTATCCGTAAAAACAATGTCACTACGAATGAATCGACAGATAACAGCGCTAAGTTTCGGGCAAACCCTTTGAAAATATATCGACGTGAGATAGCAACTGCAGATATGTCGAATTGCAATGTGCGAACCTCTACAAAGATTGACGTTTTCAATCGACCAAATGGCACTATCATAAATAGTTCTGCTACAAATAAAAATGGTTTAGTCAATATACTCGATAACACTTATCCTAATAATTCATGTGAAACCTATGCAAACTGCAGTGTTATACTATCTCCAGAAGAGAATGCCAGAAAACGTGTAAGAAGTAGTGGCATGATTCGAAAAAAATACGATGCATCGAGGGATACCAATAGTTATTATACATCTTCGCAACAATATTTAGCTAGTCGTAATTTATCATTTCAACAAAACCAATACAATTACATCCGCATGGGAGATGCAACCGCAAAACCGGGTTCTAGTTTAGCATCTAATAATTTATATTCTCCCAATGGACTGAATCACTGTCCCAAATATTTCATTGCTGGTGATGTATCATTTGGATATGTTTGGATAGATAACACCTCTGTAACAGTAGACGTATCTTCTGGGTATTACAATATCGGTGAGATAAACGGACTATTCAAAAGAAAAATGATAGAAAATCATCATTATTATACAAAACAACAGGTTGGACTGAACCCCGACCCTTATCATGATGTATTGACTTTTTTGTTGAATATCAGCTACGACAATAACACAAACGAAGTACAATTCCAGACATTCAGAACTGATAGTGGTGTTCACCCTACTTCAGATTATACTATATCATCGGATGCAACATGGACACGCCCACCGTCTAATGCGCCTTTGTTTCCACAGGTAAATATTCCCAATAACATCATGCAAACAGCACTTGGGTTCACCTCAGGCAATTACCCAACGAGCCAAAATACAAACACAGGTCTGTCATTACAAACATTTACCTCTTCTTCTACGCCTGGAATACAGCCAAATTACAAAAAATTATACTACAAACCGAACAATCCCCAATATGGACAACAAGGTGCGGTTTCCTCTGGTGACGTGATTACCCGCAAACGGTACAATGCTATCACTAACTCTGCATCATCTTATAGGAATGCATTGGGAGAATCAGTTGCAAATGCACTGGCATACGGTGTTCCTGCGAATGGCTATACTGTGAAAGATAAAATAGGCTATCCGTTGAAACAAACTCCTACCTTCAGCAAATACAGCGATGAAATGAAAAAATGCACGGTAACGTCTTTTGCCAACAAAATCTAAACCACACACACAATTAATATATAATAAAAGTATTGTATATTAATTTTATTTAACAATAGCATTATCAGAAAAACTAGAAAACATTGCATTGCATGGTACATTGAATTTGTTGCACCATTGTATAGCCTTTTGAATATTAGTTTTCACCATGTTATCTATCTTATCATCAGTATTGTTGTTATCTATCAATGCGATTGTATGATGAATATTTTCAATTTGTTGTTGACCGAAGATGGCATTATACTCTTCGAGTTTGGTAATGAAATAATTAGAAATAGGAGTATTCAAAAAACGATGAATACAATTCGGTTCGGCTACGGATAACATTTTCTCAAAGGCATTGTGTAGAAAATTATAATATGTCTTGATAGATGAATGCAAAAATCCTTTACATACTATATACTTCTCTGAATTTGCATATCTACTTGAATTTGGTTTGATTATGTACACTTTGTCATAAAAGGAAGTCAATATGTGCAAAATATCGACGCTTTGTTTCATAAAGCAGTCAAATATTTTCAGTACAAAACATCCGCCTCTCTTTTGTAGTATCAATGCATAACATACCTGTGCAAATAACAACTTTGAAATATTCATTTCTTGTTTATTGAAGTCAATTGAAAAATCAAATCCGCCATCTCCAGTTACAATACTCATGGAACTAGCATATTTGTTCTTACATTCTATGAAATTTTCTATTGATAAAATATCACCAGTACCATCCTTTCCTCGCTCAATATACACATTTTTGTTATGTCTCAAGAAATTCTCGGTTTTTTTCCAACCAGGTATATTTGGGTCGTTTTTATCATCTAACAATGACATGCCTATGTATACATCGTCTTTATTGTTCCGTGTATTTGCAACTGCTTCTATGAAGCCACCTGGACCCTCTGCCAAATGAAACGTCTTTATGGGACTGTTTTCATGACGTATATTGAATGTTTGCATAATTTCTAACATTTTGAAGTATGACCTTGATAACGGTTTGTATTTGGACACACTTTTCTTTTTATTCGGCACTAATCCATGCACGTATTCATACGGGTTTGTATATTTTTTGTACAAGTCCCAATCATACTCACGTTCTTCGATTTTGATTTTTATCTCATATAAATAATGTGCCAACGAAGATGATATGTATGGCTCTATAGCGTGTGTAGAAAAAATGCAATCGATATCTTCATAAACATGAGCATTCGTTTTGGGTAATAAATAATAAGTCATCAGATATAATAATTATGTTGTCGTTAACATAATTAGGAAACAATATTTATATCCTTTTATGTTACTTGATAGAAAGGTATAACCGTCATTGTATAACTAGACTAATACAGTTGAATTGTATGAAAAAATAGTTTTTTGTGACGACTCACTCGCTAGTAATATATAGATTATATAAGGGAATACATTACTCATTCTCATTGTCGGGGGTGTCAAACTTCTTCAATGTTATTTTTTTTGACGTTTTTTTTGCCCTTTTTTTTGCGGGCACCTTTTCTGCGACTATTTCTTTTATTTCTTCCATCTCTTCTTCCGTCTGGTCTACCTCTATCTTCTTTTGATTTTTGATAACGTCGCTCATTTTTTGTACATCCACATTTCTGACCTTTTTAAAAACAAAATATCTATTCAGGAATGACACCCGTTTTTCTTCTGGGGACATATAGGGGGCTTTTTTGTAGTCAGCTTTTTTATTCGAGTTCATCTTCAGTTCATTTTGCATCGATGTATACAACTCGGAAAATAATCCAGAACCTCCCGGCATACCTATTTGTTGTGCCTCTTCATCTGTTATCAGTACAAACCCATAATCCTCCATCAAACGAACCAAATAATCGAAGTTGACCAAATATTCTCGAAACGATTTATTGATTGATTCCTGATATACATTGATTGCGTATCCAAGGCTAGCTTCGTCGTCTGGAAACCCAGTTTGGTCATACATTTTGGTCAATTCAAACATTTTGTAGTCATCCTTGAAAATACTCATACTTTCTTCCTTGTTTTTGTTTTTCAATAAGTTGAATACGGTTTGCCCATCATAACATGTTCCTATAAAACGACCATTCACCTTCGTACACTCCGCTACATTTCTCAAAAATTGGTGTACAGATTGCTCGTTTTCAAAGAAATAATGCATGGCAAACTGACAAGAACTTATCTGAAATCCGGATTCTCCCTTCCCATAATTTTTGTATACTCCTTTTCCAATAATTGATGCGTCCTTTGGACCAGCGCCAAAGATTGCTTTTGATATTTCCTTATCCTTTTCCGTATAATATGCGTCACCATTTCGAATGTTTTTTCCACTGTCGCCGTGCAGAAACAATGCATTCGGCAATTTATTGTACTTTTTATGTTCCTTCAAATAACGACTACATGCACCGTCTAGTTGATTCATAATATTATCTTTTGATATGTCTATTCCAAATACAAATCCTAGTTTGGAATGTTTCCATTTTGCTAGGTCACCTGCCTTTCCTACTGCATAATCAATCAATGAATCTCCTCGATTTGACACACTGCCTATCAACTTTGATTTCACATATAAATTGTGGAAATTACGCAGGCTTTGTGTAGACGTTTCCATGTTTGAACGATTGTAGTACACATCCTCATTTGTAATTGTTTCGGGAATATTTACTCCTGTCGATATCATGTTTTCGGTAATTGGATTGTGTATTGAATGCCAATTGCTGTTTGCTACATGATACGCATTTCCATAATTCTTCTTTCCGCTCAATAATTCAGTGGTTTTGTCGTATCTAACACGCAACGGCACCCAGCGCCAACCTACTTCATTTGCGGGAACATACTTGAATTCTACGATTGTATTTTCGTCAAAATAGTCGCCCTCTTCCGTTACCATATATGTTTTCGAACCATCTTCTTTCAAAACAACATTGCATAGAGAAGCGTCTTTATCGAAGGGATTGGTAGGTTGGAACGCAACCGGTTTATATGTATTTTCGTCGTCTATGTCTTTGACCGAAGGTATATTGTCATTTATCAAATCATTGAACGGATTCAAATATCCATGTTTTTTTTCATCAAATCCACATCGCAATATCAAAGTTTTGTATTGTATAATGTTATGTGACCCCTGCATATTTTTACCTTCCTGGTAAATATTACGAATTTCATCTTTCCCTGCTGTATTTTTTTTTACAGAAACTAAAAAGTCAATGGTGTTAAATTCAGCAGGCTTCCATTTGAACGACTGGTCCCAGGTTGTTTTGTACAAAGGACCTGGACCAGAAGTCATTGTGGTTCCACCAACCGGTAACGAGGTCGGTGTAAAGATAAGACCATCTGTGTTGTATTCATACAATCCATCGCGCACATTTGATAAAATTTCGGAACAACCACTGAAAATATTATTGTTTCCGACGTTACTAAATTCTTTGCATTTGATTGTAATCGGTACCGGGCGTTCATTTCCGTCCTTTGAAACTTCTCCTTTATTAGATTTATCCATAATAGAATACGGTTTCAGTATTTTTATAAATTCGTTTAAAATAGGCAAACGGTATTTTTTCTCATCTGTACCGTCATCTTCCTCTCCTTCCAACGGTTTCTTTTTATTGAATCCATATTCTCGCATAGATTTACCATGTACATAATATATATCAAACGCGGCATACATGTTGAAATAACGATTGTTTTTATCATATTTTATATGTTCACCATCAAGTAAACTATTATATATCGTCTTTTCATTTGTTTTTGCTCCTGTAAACGTAACATTCATATTTGTGTCTATCAAATAAATATTTCCCTCATCCGAAACATACAACAACTTTCTATCGCCGTCCGCTTTGTCTGTTACCGTATATTCATTTCGGATATTGGGTATATTGCTATCTTCCGCATTTTCTAGAATATTCTCCATCTGCAATGTATATGAACCGGGTCCTATGAAATCCCTGGGCTGCACCCATCTAGGTCTATCGTAATTCGCCCCGTGCACCAATTTCATATAAGATTGCAACAAATCATTCTTTTCCTTATATGATATCGGGTATTGCGTGCCTTGTAACCCACATAATACGGTACGTACGCACTTACGCAATGCATTGGACAAACGCAATGCAGTATTGTATTCGCTTCCTGGACCAACTTTTTTACTATCAACTTCAATCTCTATTTCATAGCTCTCGATATTATCAAACACTTCGGCCTCCTGTATCGTATATTTTTGAATGGGGAGGTTACTCATCTTTTTAGAACTGCGAACAATGCTCATGTCAATCACTACCGGATAAGTATCATGATGAAATTGTACTCGGTTCATTACGCGGAAATACTTTTTGGTATCATCCCATCTAGACAAAATGCTTCTGGCTACTTCGTGATGCGCATGAAAATCCTGTTCTGTCTGAAACGATACGCGGAAATTGAAATCTTCCATATCCACCTTATTTATTTTTTCTCCCGACGCAGTGTATGCCTGCATTTTTTTTGTAAATTTCACCTTATTGAATGTGGTAGAAGGCATATCGATTAGTTTTTGTAAATTATTTGTTTTACAATATTCCTGTATCAAATCTACACCCACTATTTCTGCACGAACATTGTCGGGTTTTGCCCTACCAGTTACTTTGTCTATGTACTCGTTCTGTATACGAAGCATCTGTACACCTATCATATTATCTGTACTGAACCCATTCGACAAAATATGTTGCACCACGTTGTCATATTCTATTTTTGAAATTGGGCGTGCTACTCTAGGATTTGTTCCAAAACGGATTTCCAGTTCATTACTTTTATTGCCAGATTTTATTAAGGGATTACTCTCTAAATAGTGTTTCACAATTGTTTCAAATTCCGTTTTTTTCTGCATAGGTGTCTTCTCGCCTGACATTGGTGGTGTAACTGGTATTGGACTAACAGATGGAGCAATTCGTTGACTATCCGGTTCCATAATATATTATCTACTATATAATTAGTTAATATATTATTTCTATTTCATTTCATATCAATTTTTATGTTACTAATACCACTGTATTTTTTCGGTAATGACATTGTACAATTCTGTTTTTGTACGTTTTGTTGTCAGGTCTATCCCCACCTTTTCGGCTACACGGTAGATGTCTTCTGTTTTATAATTTCCGATAGCTTTCAGCGGTCTAATATGACTGTCTAATTTAAACTTATTATCGACCAATTCACGATATTCATCTACACTCAACGGTGCTTCGCGAATAGAATATTGCTGACGGTCGTCTTTTTGCATCAAAAAAATGTCCATGTCTTCTTCCATCGTGTCTGATTGTATCTCTAGATAATATTCATTCGATGGATGCATCAAAATCAAATTCATGTTGTAATATACTGCATATGCATATAATACATGCATACTGGTTGACCTGGAATCTGTTAATAATTCTGACAATATTTCCTGCGTAGCTGCCTTTGTTATGCGCGTATTCACATTTTTCAACAACACCATATTCTTCTTGATGTGCGCACCTATTTTTTGTTGTATATCTAATTGCCGTGTCCCGTAATTAGATTGTATTTCCAAATACTCGTCGTATCCATATTTTGCTATGTACATGCACCAAAAAAGCGTATCTTTTTGTCTAGGTCTCCTGTAACTATGTTGTGATACAACAACGGGAGACTCTGTCCCTACTGGCGTGTCGACATATTTCGGTGAGTTGTTTTCTTCTGTTTTTTTCTCTGCAAACATGTCCGGTTGTTTGGATATCGCATGCCGATTCGCATATTTCTTCTTATAATCCATCGTAAACATCAATTCACGTATGTCATCAATATAGGTGGCTGATGACATATTATACGGTTCAAATAACAATGACTGTATATATGCTGTCATTATTGGTTCACTACACTGTATGTAATAGACGCATTGTCTTTATCTTCTTTATCAATAAAGTATGAGTCCATGAACTCTTTTTTCTGGTATTCCGTAGTAATTAAATTATCTTCCTGTTCTTTCATATATTTTATGTAGTCTTCCATCTCGCTTATTATATTCTCCTCTAGAAATGTCATGTTTACGTAGACACCACTTTTGTTTTCATTCAGCTTGCACAGATTTTTTGATAATATTTTCAATATTTCGGTTTGATGGTGTTTGTCCATTCCTTCTATCTGGGTCTTTAGCTTATTTAGATGCTCGATTCTCTCCATATCCTTACAATACAAATAGAAGAATATTTATATTGTTTTGTAATTACTACACATGGCTTTTGTATCATCATATAGTATATTATGACTACTTACACCTCGACAAATGAGTTATTTCAATATACTATTACTAACAATACTTCTTACGTAATGGATAGTTCCGATAATGAAATCATTGCCGATGTTTTCAATCACTGGGATTCGATAGTTAGTCCCAACAGTCGATTTACGAGCACCTATACAATTGAAATCAGTTTTGATATAGATAGGTTGGATACTGGAGTTTTAGGTGGAGCTTCTGTACAAACTGTTTACTATTTTGGGTCAATGTCTTATGGGAATACTTATCCGGCAACTGCTACTATCACCATGAACGATTTGTATATCAGTTCTATGAAATCGAATGTTCGTACTAGTGGAAAAACAGAATATTACTATGTATTGTTACACGAAGTGGGTCATGTCTTTGGTATAGGGTCTTTCTGGAACCTAACGAACACCCCCAAACTATCTTATGTTGAAGACGGAGAAACAAAATACTATTATACCGGAACCCATGCTGTCAGAGAATACAAATCTTATATGCCAGCCATCGCTGATAAAATTTTGGGGATTCCCATCGAAGATGATGGTTCAGCTGGAACTATCAATGTGCATCCAGAAGAAGGTCATGAAGGTACTATTTCAATCGATAGTCGTTATATTAATGGCGTGTTTCATCCCGGATTAGATACGGAATTGATGACCGGTTGGATAGATAGTAGCCCGGTAGATACTCCATTAAGCAGAATTACACTAGGATTTTTAGAAGATATGGGGTATGGGGTAAATTATAATCTAGCAGATTATTATAGAACCATGAGTGAGTGGTTAGATTTATCCAACAATGCGAACTGTTTCGAATCTATGTACGTCAACGGTTTTGTAGACATGAGCGGTGGGTCACTGCAATTACGCAACGCTGATAACCATTTGTTGGTTGGTGGTGATGCGAGTTTCAATGGCGGAGTTTATTTAGGAGGAAAAAAATTAATCGATACTGATGTTGTATTGAGTAAAACAATCGTAGAAAATCCATCTATTACGCAAATAGGTCAGGATATTGATGGCGAAGCTGCAGGTGACAGGTCAGGAGTGTCAGTATCGATAAATGGTGACGGTACCATTGTCGCTATTGGGGCGATGAATAATGACGCCACCGCAACTAGTGGAGATTATGGTCACACACGTATTTATCAGTATGATGGTACCGTTTGGAATCAACTTGGTCAAGACATTGATGGCGAAGTTTCAATTGACTATGCGGGATGGTCTGTATCGATAAATGGTGACGGCACCATTGTCGCTATTGGGGCTTACAACAATGACGACAATGGTAATATTTCAGGTCACACACGTATTTATCAATATGATTCTGGTAATGATATTTGGAATAAACTAGGCGAAGATATTGATGGTGAAGCTTTAGGTGACCGATCCGGATATTCAGTATCGATAAGTGGTGACGGTAGTCGTGTCGCTATTGGAGCTTACGACAATCACGGTACTGGTGTTTCAGACACTGGTCACGTGCGTATTTATCAATATGATTCTGGTAATGATATTTGGAATCAGATTGGTCAAGACATTGATGGCGAAGCTTCTGCTGACGAATCCGGAAATTCAGTATCGATAAATGGTGACGGTACCATTGTCGCTATTGGGGCTATCTATAATGACGGCACTGGTGAATCTAATATGGGTCACACACGTATTTATCAATATGATTCTGGTAATGATATTTGGAATCAATTAGGTCAGGATATTGATGGCGAAGCTTCACTTGACTATTCAGGAAAAGTATCGATAAATAGTGACGGCACCATTGTCGCTATTGGGGCTAACACCAATGACGGCACTACAACTTCAAATGCAGGTCACACACGTATTTATCAATATGATTCTGGTAATAATATTTGGAATCAATTAGGCAATGACATTGATGGCGAAGCTGCACTTGACTATTCCGGAAAGTCAGTATCGTTAAATGGTGACGGCACCATTGTCGCTATTGGGGCTTACGGAAATGACGCCAATGGTTCACTGGCAGGTCACACACGTATTTATCAATATGATTCTATTAATGATATTTGGAATCAATTAGGCCATGATATTGATGGCGAAGCTGATAGTGACAGGTCAGGAGGGTCAGTTTCGATAAGTAGTGACGGTAGTCGGGTCGCTATTGGGGCTGAATATAATGACGGCACTTCTGTATCTAGTGGCGGCGGTCACGTGCGTGTTTATGAACTCGAACATACCAAAAACTACGTCCAGGTAATCAAACAAGCCCCTCTTCAAATTGGCGTCGAAACCCAGCGTCTCGGCTATGCAGCTGATATTAGCGGCATTGTCGACATTAGCGGTGCGCTCTTTACCCACGGTGATGTCAATATGAACGGCAATCTCTATGTTTCCGGCGATTGTACCATCGATGGAGCATTGTCCTTTGGCAGCGCCACGATAGCCGCTAGCAATATCGCCTTTTCCTCGGATATTTCGATGAATGACCGGTTGTTCGTGAATGTGAGCGATGTGGATTATAGTCATATTACTGGTTATTTGACTACAACAGTTATTGCAGAAAATCCATCTATTACACAATTAGGCCATGATATTGATGGTTATGCTACAAGTACTGGCAAATTCGGTTGGGCCTTATCGATAAATGGTAACGGCACTATTGTCGCTATTGGGGCTTACCTGAATGACGGCACTTCAATCGAGACTACGTGGAACAGCGGGTCTGTCTTTGTCTATGAATATGATGGTACTGATTGGAATCAACTAGGTCAATCTATTGATGGCGAAGCTGCTGATGACAGGTCAGGATATTCAGTATCGTTAAGCAGTGATGGTACTATTGCTGCTATTGGGGCTTTCAATAATGAAGGCACTGGTGCAGACGAAATGGGTCACGTCCGTATCTATCAATATGATTCTGTCGGTGATATTTGGAATCAAATAGGCCAAGATATTGATGGCGAAGCTACAAATGACCGTTCAAGAGCAGTATCGATAAATAGTGACGGGACCATTGTCGCTATTGGGGCTTTCCAGAATGACGGCACTGGTGCAGCTGATGCAGGTCACGTGCGTATTTATCAATATGATTCTGATAATGATATTTGGAATAAACTAGGTCAAGATATTGATGGCGAAGGAAGTGGTGACGATTCCGGAGACGCAATATCGTTGAACAGTGACGGCACCATTGTCGCTATTGGGGCTTACCTGAATGACGGCACTGGTGCAGCTGATGCAGGTCACGTCCGCATCTATCAATATGATTCTGGTAATGATATTTGGAATCAATTAGGCAATGACATTGATGGCGAAGCTTCAGGTGACCAATCAGGATATTCGGTATCATTAAATGGTGACGGCACCATTGTTGCTATTGGGGCTCCCAAAAATGACGGTACTGGTGCAGGTAATGAAGGTCACGTCCGCATCTATCAATATAACGGTAATGTTTGGAATCAACTCGGTCAAGATATTGATGGTGAAGCTTATAATGACTGGTTCGGAAGTTCAGTTTCGTTAAATGACAGTGGCACCATTGTCGCTATTGGGGCTAAACAAAATGACGGTACTGGTGCCGGTGATGCAGGTCACGTCCGTATTTATCAATATGATTCTGGTAATGATATTTGGAATCAACTTGCCTATGATATTGATGGCGAAGCTTCTAGTGACAATTCAGGATGGGCAGTATCGATAAGTGATGACGGCAGTCGGGTCGCTATTGGGGCTAACAACAATGACGCCAACGCCACTAATGCAGGTCACGTACGCGTCTATGAAATCGAATCTACTATCATGACCACACCCATTTACCAGAAAATCCACTCTGATGTCGAGTCTTCCGGTACTTTTTCCACGGATATTTCCTTAAACAATACCATGATTGTTCCTGGTAACATCACCATCGTAGATTCTTCCAACAACAGCTACGGTGCCTACACCGTCTATACCGACAAAGCCGCTACCAATTTCTTCAGCGTCGGCAAAAGTGCCTCCCATGTATTCAATATCGTGGACAAAGACAATGCTGGTGTCTACATGGCCTCCGGTAGCACCAGTTTTACCTCCACTTCGGATGCTCGTCTGAAAACCGCCATTGAGCCACTCGAGGATGCCACTGAAAAACTGATGCAATTGAAGCCCTGTACATACAAATGGAAGACCCAGGAAGAAGCCGACCCGAAAAAGCATGTAGGGTTCATTGCCCAGGAAGTAGAAGCCCTGTTCCCGAATTTGGTGAACGAAAACGACGGCACCGACGGAAGCACATACAAAGGTGTGGCGACAACGGATTTGATACCATATTTGGTGCAATCTATACAACGCCAGATAGAAGAATTAGCTGAACTAGAAAAAGTGTACACAAAATTGAACGAAGAGGAACAGTCTTCGCTACAAAATTGAACATATAATCAATATAAATAGAACTACCTATATTTTTATAAAATACGTAGTTCCTCATGACATCTACCGCACCCCAAAAAACACGGGACCACAAATTCCAAGAAAGTTTTCGTAAATATATCATGCAAGACCTGTGTATAAACGAGATGGTGTATGTCTTAGATTATAATTTGACAAATCAAACTGCAAACAAAAGTCGTTGTATACATACCTATCAATTGGAAATATTTGGTAATGTGGAATCTATGTTTCATACAGGAGAAAACGTCGTCGACATATTACCCACCACCAGAGACTTTATCCACTTCATGAAAGATTTTTTCGAACAATTTGAATTGAAAGAAGGTACCCGGAATAAAAAAATGTCGTATATCGAATATCTTACGAGAGAAACAGGAGACCCAGTTACTACCATTTCATTTCGCATAGTGTACCATAAGGACCATCTTCCGTTTCCAGTACCACTCTCTATGACAGAAGAATTGCAAAACGAGATTGTCGATTTGCACGGAGAAATTCATCGGTTTGAGCGGAAAAACCTTCGGTTGCATCGGAAAATAACCGCATTGAAGGATGCCGCAAAAAATGTACAAGCGCGTGTCCAGAACAAACACCTCGACCTGCTGAGAACCAGCGGGTTGTTGAACACCGCTACCCACACATGTCCAGTTTGCTATGATATCCTGACAACAAATACGATACAAATCCCCCTTTGTTTTCATTACATTTGCAAAGGCTGCAAAGATAGATGTACAAACTGTCCTTTATGCAGAGAAAATTATGTACCAATCTAAAAATAATATACCAACCATATTATTTTTATTTTTCGTCCATCAACATAATCGCCATTGCCGCATAATTATGCAAATCTATAAGAGTATCACGAATACTTTCATCATTTACGAGATTGACCCCATTCTTCGTAATAGACATGGCCCTTTGAATTTTGTCTTCAATTCGCATCAACACACCAATCACGCCATATTTTGCAAAGGCATCGCCGTAATCTTTGTTTTTTCGGTTGAATAACGCGAGCCCCTCCTGCTGCACTGCTATCAACTGCTCGGTGCGGGTTGCCATTCTCTATAGTCTACAAAAAAGGCTATTTTTATGTACATTGTAAAGATATTGTTATATTCCGGAAAACGAAGTAGTTTTTGTAGCAGTTGACTCGGCCGTATTTATGACACAATTGGAAGAAGCAGGAATGCTATAGGTATCATCTATATTTGCAACTAGAGAAAATGTAGTATTGTTCAATATAGTTGTCGTATCGGTAGACACAAACATGTCAGTATCCGTGTCTATTTTTGAATAATCGAGACTCTTACTCGCATTATAGGTAAGGCCAATATTATATGAAAATCCAGGCGATGTATTTAAATATAGATTTGAAATGGTCATATATCCAATGTACAACGAAGCGGAATAACTGTACGTATCGGATGTTATCGATGAGCTAGGTTGCAACGTGACTTGAAAGTCAGCATTGTCAAAAACAGTGGAACTCGTATTATTCGCAATTTCATTCGGCCCATAAAAGATTTTACTGGACATGTTATTCAAGTTTACATTCAACACCACACCACTGGTATCTGTCGGTATATTCGTGCCTTGTACTGTATAAACAATCGGTGCTATATAGGTGAAGGTATATGTGCTCTGTTTAATAGCACTACGAATGAGTAATGTTGAAATAGTAGTAAGATTATCGAGTCCAGCAGGAGAGGATAGATTCGGCAAAACATATATAGACCATTCTGTTTCATTTTCCGTCACTTCTACCGCATTTGCAAATCGATTCGGCAGGTAATTATACAAAGGTACATTTTTGTCTTCAACGAGTTGTATATACGGTCCGGGTACACCAGCAGCACTAGACGAGTAAGATATTTTATGGTCGTCTGGACACGAAATAGTATTTCCTCGATAGTTTCCTCGCAGAATCGCAGACTGTTGTTCTTTGCTAGTTAATTTGCGAGTCTGTGTATTTTGTTTTGCATATTTCAAAATCTCTGTTTTTCTACGCATATTCAATTGTGAGGATGTATATTCCGGATAAGGTGTTATCAGTTCATTTCTAACCGGAGGCATATTGAACTGCATGCTTATTTTACGCTGGTCACATGCTACCTGAATAGTCGAATTTGACATGTATAAATATTCTGTTTATAAATATCAAGTATATTTTATTAGTATAATTTATTCGTATACCACATGTTAGATAAGTAATTGTAATCGTTCATCTTTTTGACGTCGAAGCGGAAAGTGCGAATATCAGGTCCGGTGGCAACTATATTGTTAATATCAAAAATAGTCAATGCCTCTTTGTAATATCGTAGATTTGATAGTTTTCCAGTGATGCCGCCATTCTTTCCTACATTCACATCGTAATAGTTTTGTATAGGCAATTCCCGGAACTGTAATCTTCCGGAAACAACCCCGTTTACATAGACTTCTAATACTGTATTTTTCATGCGAATGACAACATTCACCCATTTTTTGATGGGAATGTCTTGTACTTCTAAAGCGTTTTCAGAGTTGTTCGTTTTTCCCGTTTTAGTATCCATGATTACATATATAGATGCAGTATTGGGTGCAGACGCATCAGTACCGACCTTCTGTTTCAAATATAAACCAGGTCCATTGGAAACCGTGGCCACTCCGTCTACATCGTAAGAATCGTTCCCTTTGTGGAAAATGTGTTGAAACATTTGATATTCATCACCAATCTTCAATTCATCAACATATATCCATGAAGACCAGGTGAATTCAAGTCCACTTTCTTCATTGTTTGAGCGTTCTATCAAAATAGATTCATTATTTCCAGGGTCTTGTGGTATGGTGATACCAATATTGCCATCAACCATTCCTTTTACTAAATATGGATTGCTAGAAGGAGATAAAAAATATTGTATCAACATTATTCCTAAACTAAGCAAAAACATAAATACAATCACTATCAATATGACAAATGCAAACTTTGCAAACAGCGTATTTGATTGCATAAATCCCGGAGACATTTCGGCAGTCGAACTCATAGAGGCCTGTGCCTGGTCTGAAAACCCGCTGACTGAATCTTTTATACTATCAGTAGCCGATAGTATGGAAGAACTTATACTGTCACCAACATTTCTAACATTTTCGGTCATTTGTACTGAATTAGTTATAGGTTGTTGCTGTGGTTGAAAATTCATAATCGTTTTATAATATATTATATAGTTATAAAACGATTTGTTAGAAATTAAAATAAAGAAAATTTGGTTTGTTCGATATTGTCTTTTTTAACCAATACGTCTAAACCATAGGCAGAGAACCAGTTTTTCATTACACCCTGACCATTGCCGTTCATATATGCCGTCCATGCAGTTTCCGGATTGATGGACGAAGACCAGTGTTTAAAACGAGATACATAAGCGTCAAAACGTGTGTTTCCTCCTAATTTCATTTTTGTACCGTCTTTGCCACCGACTGGCGGTTGCATCGGTGTTTGAATTCCATTTTCTTCATCTTCAGTATAAGCCCGACTAGATTTGACTAATTTACCATCTAAATAACAATCTGCATATTGATTGTCGACGCTTACTATAATGTGAACCCATTTTTGTATAGGGAAATTGTCTGTGATTTCAATTGTTTTGGATGCATCATTCGACATGAAAATATCACATTTTAAGGTCGGGCTGTTTGTATCTAAATACAATTCTATGTTTTTGTCTCTGGAAAACAATGTTTTTGGGCCCCCCATCTGCCATGAGTTGACATAAATCCATAATCCGTATGCGTACTTAGTGCTAGTGGAATTCGTCATGATAGGCATGGCGGTAATATCATCGTTCATGTTTGCAGACGCAGTTAGCTCTACCTCTGATGCCTTCAAAAAGCGATATAAAATGTATATCAATAATATTACAATTACTGCTAAAATTATGACAACTGTCGACATGTATATTAAATAGTCACAAAATAATTACTTCAATAATTTGATTACAGGTGGGTCGCTATTCATAGAAATGTTGTATATGTTTGCGACTTCGCGCGACGATAGATTTTTGTTGTAATAACGTATGTTTGCAATTGCTCCACTCAGGCCATTCTCGCTGCCCGTAGTGACCACGTCACTATCATGGTAGGTAGGTAGATTCTCTTTCAAATAATAAGTGCGTTCCAATTTACCATTTACATAAAAATCGACGTGACGAGGAGTATAGTTGAAAAATAAATGATTCCACTTTTGGCTAGGTAATTTTATTTCGTAGAAATTTTCATTGTGATTCGTAGTATTCAACTTGTCTGAAAAATAAATGCGATATACATCCATCGTATTTGGTTGTTTTTCGTCATTGAACAATGTCACTTTGGGTTTACCATTTCCATAGTCGAAAATCGTCGATTCTTTGTTATAAGAACTCATGCTCGTTGAATAATTATTCAAATATGTCCACATGGACAACCCGTAGTTACTGCGTATTTGTTTGTCCATATCACTTGCGATATTGGTTGCTTTCGTATCCATGTAGACTACTTCATTCATTGGAATGCTGTTTTCGCTGTTTAAATACGCATAATCTTGCATAATGCTAATGCCATCTTTTAAAGATACCTGAACCAACAATTTGGGCAAATACATATATAGCAGCAACAATATGATTTCTATGAAAAATAGTACCAATACTGGTTTCGCAGTCAGTCTGAACTCATCTACTATATAATTTACAAAATTTAGTAATAAACAGGGGATGTAGAAAATAAGATACGTTGCAAAACTAGCGACCCCTCTCATGGACTTGAAATAATTTGCAAAAATATCGAATACCATGGCTAATCCTACAATTGCAATCATAGACAGCACTATTCCCATACTTCGATTGAATATGCTGTAATAAGAAAACGTAAGATAACTGTATATAGTAAACAATGTTCCCAAAAACATATAGTAATATTTGTGCCATTGATTCAAATTTTGGCTGGAAAAATACATAGCAATGTAGGCTAACACACCTAACGCTCCTGTACCCGAAAGTATCAGTTTGGCAGTTTCTTTTGAATTGCTGCGATGAGGGTTGTCATTTTCGCTCTTTATCGTTTTCATGTCTGATACTAATACTAATGTCAATATTAAAAAAAGAATTATATTTACGTACAGATAGGAATCGGCTTTAAGGGATTCCGATATATTTGTCATTTCTTACTATAAATAGTGATTATATTTTGATAGCAATAATCATTATTCAGTCTAAATACCAACTGCCTTAGTATTGGTTATTTCAAAGGTTTTCCATTGCCGTTTTTTCTCCATGGCATTCGCGACACAATGCAACTAAATTGTCTACATGATTGCTACCTCCATGTTCCAAACGTGTTTTGTGGTCTACCTCAAACCAGGCTGATAGTTTATGTTTGCAGTTCCCACATTTCCAGTCTTGTCTAGCTGCAACGAACTTTTTTTTGGTTTCACTAACGGACCGTTTTGTTGATTTTTTTCCAGAATTCAAAATCCGGGTCTCTGACTGCTGTTGATTCATTGAAACGATTGGATAATTATATCCACCCCCATCTAAGCTCTGTGTGGGAGTATTTGTAAAGTTCTGCTTAGACGTGAAATCTAAGATAGGTGATATGATGTTCGATGTATTTTTATCAATCGGTAAATACTTGATGTATTCATTTGAAGCAGACACTATTTGGTGTGCTCGTAACGGATTTTTTTTCAACAAAATATACAACATCAGTGCCGCAAACGCGACCCCTGCCATTTGATAATATTTTTTCCAGGATAACAACACTTTGGTGTATTTGCCGTCGGTGTATATATTTGCCATAATGAAACCAGCAACCAATATCAAAATCAATTCAAATCTCATACTAATTATTATATTAGGAGAAATTATTGTTATTCGTACCAAATATAGATAAGAATCAATAAAACAGCTATTATGAAAATATGTAAATAATGCCTTCTCCAGTTGATTTTTTCGGCTAAATAGATTGGTTTTGGACGATATGCTTCACGATATAACTCTAAAGCTTTCGGTAGTGAAATTTCTAGCTTTCCTATGTGGACATTTACCTTATTGTGTATGAAATGCATCCATCTAACAAATGAATCGCGATTGTCCAAATAAGGTGTTACTGGGTATTTATCCAATAATTGGCTGACAAAGTTTCCAATTTCATCTATAGGTATGAATATAGGCAGATTCTGTATTAAGTCGTAATATTTTCGTTTGGTTACTTCATTTGGATGCATAGGATAAGATTCTGCAATAGTATGTAAAAAAAACCAATAGTGTGGCCCCCAAACGGACGGGTCGAAATACATGGTTATTATAATTATATAAAGATAATTGTTTATGATATTGTAGAAGTTTAATATTTATAAGTATGACTGATTTTTATTGTAACAATTGTGGAAAAAAAGGCCATTTATACAACCAATGTAAAACCCCTATTACCAGTACTGGCGTTGTAGCATTTCGCATTTACAATGGAGAAATACAGTTCTTAATGATTCGCAGAAAAGATACATTGGGTTTCATAGATTTTATGCGGGGTAAATATTCACTATGCAATAAGGATTACATTAAAAATATGGTTCTTCAGATGACCGTTGAAGAAAGGGAAATGTTGAAAACACATTCTTTTCAAGATTTATGGATTAAAGTGTGGGGAAATAATAACTTATCGGGACAATACAAAAACGAGGAGTCATCTTCGAAAGAAAAATTCAATCTCTTGCGAAAAGGCATTGTTATCAAAAGCAAAAAATATACATTGAGCACTATTATCGACGAATGTAAAGACACGGTATGGGAAGAACAGGAATGGGGATTTCCCAAAGGACGCAGAAATTATCAGGAGAAAGACCATGATTGTGCACTGAGAGAATTTTCAGAAGAAACTGGCTATTCTAAAAATAGCATTCACACTATAGAAAATATCTTCCCCTTTGATGAAATATTTACTGGTTCAAATTACAAATCATATAAACATAAATATTTTGTTGCCTTCATGAATACAAAGGACACGTTACAAACGAACAAATATCAACGGTCTGAGGTAGGGAAAATGGATTGGAAATCGTATCGGGACTGTATGAAAGTAATACGTTCTTATAATTTAGAAAAAAAACGGGTTCTTACCAATATTTATAAAACCCTGTCTAAATTTCCATTGATGTATTTCAATACACAATAATGTGATACATGTCAGCTTAGTCTTGTCATACAATTTTATTGTTCAATGGTGTAAAGAAATATATGTAATAAGTATATACTTATATTTCAATCAGTTAAATGGCAACACGAAAAAAAGTACATAAGAATAACTGTACTCGTAAAAAATGTAAACATATTACTGGTGGCAATAATGAAGATATTCCGTGTGGAAAAAATGCAAACGGTGATTTAACTAAATGTCCACCGAATCATCGCTGTGAAATGGTAAACGGAGTACCATTATGTAAATCGTCCGTTGAAATAAAACTATCTAACGGCGATGCGAGTGTGACGCTTATTGTTCCATGGAAACGCCATGAAAAGTGGTTGAAGCATACGAGCATATTGAATACCTACATTGCAGATATCAATACGATGAGGACTAGTCGTGATTTCAACCGAACTAGATTGAATAAAGACAACAAAGAACTTATGAAAAATATCGACAATGCTGACATATTGCAAATGGTGAGTGGTGCGAATAACTCTGACGAATTAATCATACAGTCGATATTGTTAAAACATTTCACCAAAGATACCGATACCGATATTGAAACGCAAACGACGACTTTAGATGAAAAAAAATCATTGGAGTCACCTATTGTAGAAGATGAACCATCTGCGGTTACGAATCAAAACAATAATGATACTGAGACAAACAAAGAGTTGAATGTCAAATTGAGCGAATTGCAAAATAATATGAACATGGTTACGGGCGACGTTGATAGTAAAGAATATAACACTTCGCTCAATGCGAATGAAAAATTACATCACGATTATTTGAAGAACGAGCCTGGTTATGATTTTTTGTACCCAGAGTTAGATGACCCCAATTTCAATATCAAAATTGCGAAAAGAAAAGAATTTTTTGATACACAATACGACGGTACAATACATGACGTAAAATCACAGGCGGAAAAAATGTGTAATGTGAAATTCGAACTTCTCCCGCATCAATTATTCGTGAAGAATTTTATGTCTATACAAACACCTTACAATGGATTATTGTTATATCATGGGTTAGGAACTGGAAAAACGTGCTCTGCGATAGGCATTTCTGAGGAGATGCGTAGTTACATCAAAAATATTGGGTCTACCCATCGCATTATGGTAATTGCTTCGCCAAATGTCCAATCGAACTTTATGATGCAATTGTTTGATGATAGAAAATTAGAACAGGTTGGCGGTGTCTGGAATCTAGACACATGTGTCGGGAATGAATTATTAAAAGAACTGAACCCCCTACAATTGCAAAATATACCCAAAGATAAAGTCATCTCACAAATCAAACAGATTATCAAGTTACATTACAAGTTTATGGGATATGGTGAATTTGCCAATTATATCAAGAAAAAAACCATGGTAGACGAAAATCTAGGTCTAACTGCCGGTGAAAAAATAAAACAGGAAATACACAATATCCGAGAAATATTCAATAATCGCTTAATTATTATTGATGAGGTTCATAATATATCAGCCGTACAAACTAGTAAGCAAAATGCTAAGAAAACATCTGCCATGCTTATGCATATCTGTAAATACGCCGAAAATATGCGTCTTTTACTATTGTCTGCCACACCCATGTACAATAGCTATCGTGAAATCATATGGTTAACAAATCTATTGAATATCATAGACAGACGTGCTCTCATACGAGAAGAAGATGTCTTTGATAAGGATGGGAATTTTCTGGAACCACGAAAAACAAAGGACGGACGCGATTTAGAAGGAGGCAAAGAGTTATTAAGAAGAAAACTGACTGGTTATGTGTCATATGTAAGAGGAGAAAATCCATATACTTTCCCTTATCGGGTGTATCCGGAATTGTTTGATGATAGTAAGACAATTACTCCGGCTAACTATCCTAAGTTACAAATGAACAAAAAACCAATAGAGACTCCTTTGACTCATCTTCCTGTATATACCAATAGTATAGGCAACTATCAATCTCAGGTGTATGAGTTTATAATGAACAACCTGAGGACAAAGGCATATACTACGAGCGTACAGGGCAATCAACGTATTTTACCTACTTTTGATAATATGGAATCCTTTGGCTACACATTGTTATCACCCCCCATACAAAGTCTTAACATCGTATACCCAAACATGGAATTTGATGATAAAATGATAGTTGCCACAAAAGAAGACCAGGAAGAGTCCAACGAAACCGATATGACTCAAGAAAATAGCTCTCCGGTTGCAAATCAGTTATCGTCTCTTACAAATAGTGTTTTTACAGGAGGAGACGACTCAGTGCAGGTAACGGAGGAAGACGATGCCCAGATTGAAAATAACAGTTCGTTGATAGATGCCATGGTTGGTTCTCGTGGCTTATCCAACGTTTTTACATACAAAGTGACCAACTCTCCCTATATGTTAAGACACAGTTTTGAATACAAACCAGAAATCATTGAGAAATACGGGAGAATTTTAACGAACGAGAACATCGGAAAATACAGTAGCAAAATACACAATATTTGCAACATTGTCAAAAAATCAAAGGGTATCGTTATGATATATTCCCAATATATTGATAGTGGCGTTGTACCTATCGCACTCGCATTAGAAGAGATGGGCTTCTCTAGATTTGGAACTGCTAACTACACGAAATCCTTATTCAACCATGCTCCTACTGAACCGATAAATAGTACTACTATGCAAACGAAAAGTGAATACATGAAATCAGCTAATTCTAAAAAGCCGTTTAAACCTGCCAAATATGTTATGATTACTGGAGATAAATTTTTTTCACCCAACAATGCGGATGATTTGAAATTGGTTACCCGTTCTGATAATAAATATGGCGAAAACGTCAAAGTGATTCTTATTACGAAAGCAGCGGCAGAGGGTCTAGACTTCAAAAATATCAGACAATTGCATATACTAGAGCCATGGTATAATGCCAGCCGCATAGAACAAATAATAGGCAGGTCTGTTAGAAATTTAAGTCACTGTGCGTTGCCATTCGAAGAACGCAACGTAGAAATCTATTTACATGCGAGCAAAACAGACAACAATGCAGAAGAAGCCGCGGACATGTATATTTATAGATATGCAGAGAACAAGGCTATCCAGATAGGTAAGATTACTCGAATATTAAAAGAAACTGCGATAGATTGTATATTGAATGTTGGCCAATCTAACTTTACATTAGAATCCATGACACAGCAATCTGCTGGACAAAAAATACAGTTGTCTTTATCTTCTAGTCCTGAAAACAAAACTATCGAATATGAAGTCGGTGACAAACCATTTACTGAATTATGCGATTATATGGATACCTGCAATTATGTATGCAATCCTACTGTACAACTGAACGAGAACGAATTGTATAAAAATACATACAATGAACAATTTGCAAAAATGAACTTTTCTGCTATCGTGAAGCGCATAAGAGAACTCTTCAGAGAACAGACATTTTATGACAGGACGTCTTTGATAAATAACATCGCATTGCAGCGAAATTATCCGGTTGAACACATCGATTACGCCCTAACTAATATAGTAGAAAACAAAAATGAACATATAATTGATAAATATGGACGTTATGGTTATCTAATCAATAAAGACAAATATTACGTATTCCAACCATTTGAAATAACAGACGAACATGCCAGTATTTACGAAAGAGAAATTCCCATTGACATAAAGCATGAAAAACTGAATATGGAATTACCTGTTAGTAAAAACGAGAAAAAAGATATCCAAAAAATACAAAAACCCAAGGAGGCGGTGACGATTGAAGACGCTACCACCAACAAAAAACAACGTTTTGATACATTGTTTGCACATTTGAAGACCCAAATAAAATACATTGACAAAGAACGAATCATACAGACGAAAATGAAAGACACTTACAAAGACTTAGGCAAAATTAACAAGCGGTCACTCTCACAATTGAGAGAACAATATCGCGATGATACAATACCGGTAGACTGGTATAAAAATGCTGGTATTATATACGATATTCTCACTGAAAAATATTTCCTACCCAAAGATGTATTAAATAAAATATTTGTTCATCATTATTTAGATACCCTAGACCTACCTTCTCATAAATTATTTATTGAACATTTATATTATGGCAAGGTCAGTGATGAAATTGTAACTACTACGGATGATTCTAATCTAGATAACGAACTTATCAAAAATAGTAGACTCTATTATGATAAACTTAACATGGAAGTTAAGGACAAAACCGCTATTCTTATTCCAGATGAAGATACGGTGCGGTTGTATTCATGGAACAAAGAATCGAAAACATTAGAAGAGGGACAACCCACTGATTATATTCGTTTCGAATCCATGAAACAGACAATCACGAATGTTTCTTCTTCCAAAATCAACAATATCTTCGGATTTATGTATCCTTTCAAAAAAGATATAGTGTTTAAATTAAAAACACACGGTCGTGATAAAAATAATGCGGGAACCACATGCGATAAACTAGGTAAAATAGATATTTTGCAACGATTTATGCCTATATTGATAGAGAACCCTCATAATATAACCGATTGGCCTGAATACAATAGCAGCGAATTCAACAATATATTAAAACCAGGATTATGTGTATTATTAGAATGTATCATGCGTTATTATAACGAATCATCAGTTGAAAAAGTGTGGTTTTTGGATACTACACGAGCATTGTCTAATAAAATATCGAATTTGTAAACAGTCATCACGAGAGTGTAAAAATTGATTACATCATAATAACATAAAGTTATTATATGTTATTATTATAAGATGAATACTAAACAAGAAAAGGTTTATGGAGTGTATAGTCCAGCTATACTAAATATGAAGGTAATTTTATCAATAAACGAGATTGGTAACAACATCCGGCAAAATTTAGAAAAAACCATTCAAAAACGTACAGAGGGGAGATGCATTTCAGAAGGCTTTATTCGACCAGCTTCTGTGAAAGTAATGACTTATTCCTCGGGTAATGTGATAAACGCAAGCGTTGAATTTCAAACTGTATACGAGTGTATGATATGTCACCCAGTTGAAGGAATGCATTTAGAATGCACAGCAAAGACCATCACTAAAGCGGGTATTCATGCCGAAATTGTAGACGATGACGGCACTGTCCCAGTAACTGTGTTTATCGCACGCGACCACCATTTTACAAATAAATCGTTTTCAACGATAAAGGAAAGTGATAAAATAAGAGTATCTGTCATTGGTTGCAGATTTGAATTAAATGACAATTATGTATCGGTCATTGCTAGTTTAGTGCATACGTAAAATATAGGTGTATATTTGCAACGCTATATTGATTACAACCATGATTTTACACATTATTATTCTTATTATTTACAATCTTGAATAAACTAAAAAAAGAAACTGGGCTTACTCAGAAAAAATGGACAAAAATAAATGTCCATTTTTTCTTTTTGGGATGGAAAACCTATTTTAAAAACACGAAAAATACGTTTTAGACTATAATGCAGCAAAATACATATTTGGATTGAAAATTCTGTTACCATAAAAAAAAAGTATATTTAAGGTGAAACCATTTAGGCGTTTTTTTATGTAAGTCATATATACTTACATTTGACTTACAAAAAAACGCCAAATTACAAATGACATACGAATGTGAAAAATGCAACTTTATTTGTAGCAAAAAAAGTGATTATAGTCGACACATAGTCACTGCAAAACATCAAATACTTACACATACTTACAAAAAAACGCCAAAAAAACGCCAAAGCGAGTATTCATGCGAATGTGGTAAAACATACAAACATAGACAAAGCTTATACAGCCATAAATCCAAATGTATTGTTAGTGATGAGGATAGCAGTCACCCTGAACAAATCATTGGCTCGAATGTACTAGCTAATTTATTGTTACAAAATCAAGAATTCAAAGACTTAATCCTGGAACAGCAACATGAAAATCAAAAGTTACAACATCAACTCATAGAAGCTGTCAAAGTCAATGGCAAAACCACACATAATACGATAAATAATACAACCAACAATAACAACCAGAAATTCAATCTGAACTTCTTTTTGAATACAACATGCAAAGATGCAATGAATATGTCTGATTTCATTGAAAATATTGAAGTTGGTTTTAAAGACATCGAGAACATAGGTAAGAATGGGTATGTATCTGGCATGACGGACATGATATTATCGCGCATCAAAGAGTTGGATGTGACGAAACGTCCACTGCATTGCACCGACCTAAAACGAGAAACATTGTATATAAAAGACAACAATGAATGGAGCAAAGACACCCCGGATAATTTGAAATTGCACAAAATGATAGACTACGTGGCAAAGCAAAATTACGCAACTATACCTTTGTGGCGCGAAAAATATCCAGAGTGTTATGATTCAAATAGTCCAAAATATGATTTCTGTATCGCAATGATGCGAAATATACTAGGTGACGTGGGTGCAGAGCAAACCAGATTGGACAATAAGGTGATAAGAAATCTTTCTAAACACATTATTGTAGATAAAAATTAAGACAATACGTTTACGAAGCATGACTGTGCATGAAAACAGTCTTAGTCGGATTCAAACACATTTGTTGTGTAGGGAAAACCTGACCCGACATGCATTTGTTCGCATCGTCTACTTCAACACAACCTCGTTTGCCCTGGTATTCTCCTACTAAACACCAGTTTAATTTCTCGGAAGTAATCGGTTTTTGAATCGATGTATCACTGCTGTCTGCCTCCGGTTCTTTACGCTTGAACAATGGTGTGTCAGCTGTTTTCTTTTGGTCCAATGCCTGGTCTAATTGGGAACGAGCAGAAGGGTCAACGTTCGAAGAACTGATATCTTTCAATAAATCAGCAACTGACTGTATCGCACCACCAGCAATATCAATGCCCGATTTCGCAACACTGGTGGCTACGTCTTCGGTTTTGTCTAATACAGTACCTGTAGTATAACCGAATATGGAAAGTATTTGTGTTACCAAAGGACCGAATATATTGATAAGTACTTGTATCCAATTGCCAAATATCATTAATAAATTTATGCCTAAAAAGGATAATATCAATAGTCCCGTCAAGATAATTATCATAAGATTTTTACCACTAAAGATATTACTACTCATATCTTCGTTATTTTGTATTGAGTTTGGAGTTTGTGTATTTTCAAATGAACGATTCATTGTTTCAATATATACAATATGCTTATTTTTTTGTAGCGCACAATATTTATTTATAAGAAAAGTAATTTAGACATTCGTTCACTATTAAGTAATATAGTATCTACCTATTCTAATGAAATTGTTTAACATGTTGGAATCGGTATTTTTTGTTACTTTAGGAATCAGTTGTATATTACTTATGATGTTGATTTATCATTTCAAGCAACGTGTTACTAAATTGGAACAAAGTAGTGAGACAATGTTTGAAATCATGAATAATATGGTGCACGAACTATCTGGTTTAAAACACACTATTGCACTTGAAAGTTATCAACCGACTGGATACCCTATGATGATGCACACTGCAGACAAAATTCCGGTATCCTTAACTGATAACGAGAGTGAGGCAGACTCTCTCCCTGACCTCGTCGACAATAACCTGAACGTCTCGATGGAAACCCGTTCTGATTTTACGGACAGTGATGACGAGGACAGTGACAGTGATGACGATGGTAGTGATGACGATGGTAGTGATGACAGCGATGACGATGATGACAAAGATAGTGATGATGGCGACAAAGAGAATGATAGTGAGCGAGTAAAGTTGGTAGCTGTAGATATCGAGAATTCTATTGATAACGAGACGTATTTTGATACAAACAATGACAATAGTGATGGTATGAATAGCGTATCTTTAGATGAACCAGAAGTGCTCCCGGTCGAGCTTGATACAGATAAAATAGAAGAAATCCATGTAAATAAGCTGAAAGAATCAGACGATTTAGAAGAAACTTCATCGCTACATACTATCACCTCTCATTCTACGGAGGTATACAAAAAGATGAATGTACCCACACTGAAGTCTTTAGTTATTGAAAAGGGTCTAAGTAGTGACCCTAGTAAAATGAAAAAAAACGATTTGATTACCTTGCTTGAAACAAATCTGTAATTACTCAAAAAACTATTCTCTTATTATAATATAAATCATAATATTATAATGTTTTCTAATGTTTTCTCAAATTCACAAACTGTTGGTTGTGCTTATCCTGTGATTAAAGAAACAATCCCTCAGTCAGAGAGAGGATATCATACAAATAACAAATATCCGAATGTTCCACCATTGATGAACGATGGCAGAGCCATTACCGCCGCATGGCAACCACATGCTACTGAAAATGCAAAGATTAAGGAAGACAACCAGATTAAATCGAATTGGCAATATAGACGCTATTTAACGAAAAATGCAGGCGATGTTATGAAATCGAATTTTTTAGCGTCATCTAACGATACTGGATACAATTATCGTCCAGTCGATGTTCCGAGTATTCAATCAAACATTGTCAGTCAAAAAAACACCCCTTATAAGTTCGAATCTCTATTGGATAATACACAGCCGTTTGGTCATACGACCAGTGATTTGAAAGCTACGTATCTTACCCGTGAACAACTTTATTCTAGAAAAATTTCCCCCGTTGTTACACAGGAAAACCTGATTAAAAAACAGGTCATGGCGAATGAAAACAGTAAATAAGTTGAAAATAAGTTGAAAAAATAAGTTATCAAATATGAAACATAAACAAATATCTATGTTTCATATTACATGAGGTTACTGAGTTTTGATGTTGGTATCAAAAATATGGCATACTGTTATTTAACAGTAGAAGACTCAAATGTTGCCATTCATGACTGGGGGGTTCTCAACATGATGAACGAAGAGTTGAATATCGATAAACAATGTACATGTATTGTCCCCGCAAAAACAAAAAAGCAGCAGGATAAGATTTGTGGAAAAAAAGCAAAATATACAAAAACCGGTCAGTATTTTTGCGATAAGCATGCAAAAAGCAGCAAAGACTATATGATTCCCTCCAAACAAACACAGCTTCCCTACCTAAAAAAACAAAAGGTAACTGAGCTGTTAACAATTGGTCGAGGGCATTTTATGTTTATGAACGACTCTGAAAAACTAAAAAAAGACGACATTGTAAACCGGTTGCATAATTTTTATTTGTCCACATGTTTTCAGGTTCTCGATAGTAATAAACAAAAGTCTGCGAGTGAAATAGATTTGATAGACATAGGTAGAAATATGAAACAAAAGTTGAACGAATTACCAGATATCAGTGAGATTACACATGTTGTCATTGAAAATCAAATATCACCGATTGCTAACAGAATGAAAACCATACAGGGGATGTTAGCGCAATATTTTATAATGTTGAATGATAATATCGAGATTCTGTTTGTGTCTTCTTCTCATAAATTAAAACAATTTTCAAGTTTGTCAATAAAAAATACGTTATCTATCGAAAGTACTTCAGCTTCACAACAAAGTAAACCGAAAAACAACCCAAATTACAAAGAAAATAAAAAGGATGGGGTATTTTATTGTTCTCAAATACTAGAAAGAAATGCTCATCTACATCCATGGCGGGAAAGTATGAATACGAAGAAAAAGGATGATTTAGCAGATTCTTTTTTGCAAGGTTTATGGTATTTCAAACATCATAATATAATATGTTATGCGGATGATTTAAAAATAAATAGTGTATAAATATCATAAGCATGGACATCATTGATATTGGTGCAACAGATATCAATGAGCCTGTATCTATTAATATTAGTGACAGTGCACCGAAAGTTAATTTCGGGTCTGGGATAGAATTATTAATGAACGATAAAAATAAATCAGCCAGTGACAATATAAAAGTAGATTTAGGCGATTTGAACGATTTAGAACAGGAATTGAATACTTTATCGGAAACAGCTGCGAGTGCTCCTCCTGCAAAAGACGTTCGTTCCCTATCTGGTATGGCATCAGATATGTTTGGACTTGGTGGATTTTCCAAATCAGACAATACAAATGCAGAGCCAATGCAGGTCAATATGGGTGATAATAGTAACGACGCCAATTTGGGAAGTGCAACGCTAGATAGTATGGGAAATACAAAAACATGGGATGGTTATTCTAAAATGAATGAAATGCCGAGTGCCGCCCCGAAATCAACGCTGAATGAACGCGAGAAAAGAAGAAAGAAAAGAGCGATGTTGAAAAAAATGGAGGATTGGCACGATAAAGGCCATGTGAAACAATCAAGTGAGCTGAACATGGATTCACCATTTGAAGAGGTAGAAGATGAGTATGAAACTATCATGGAGGAAAAAAGAAAAAAGGATTCTATCAAACTACAGGGATGGTGGTTTATGACATTTGTAAACTCTGTTGAATATGCAAATGCGGCATTCAATCCATTCGATTTGAACCTCGATGGTTGGGGTGAGCAAATAAGTGAGGACATTGATAGTTATGACGAGTTATTCTCTGAATTGCATGATAAGTACAAAGGAGGAAAGATGGCACCTGAACTTTCTTTACTGTTGCGTCTAGGGTTCAGTGCAGCCGTCTTAAATTTTTCCAATAAAGCATTATCTAGTGCCACTCCTGGTTTCAATGATGTAATTAAACAAAGTCCCGAATTAATGCGCATGTTTACGGATGCAACTGTAAACACAATGAGTCAAAATTCTCCTGGTTTTGAATTCGCAAACAATCTTATGCAGGACCAGATGAACCAGCCAAGAGGACCACCACCGCCTGCCCCTGTCGAGACAAAGACTCAGCCTCCTCCTACTAGACCAGGGATGACATTTACGGAAGCACCTGGAAATCGTCCAGATATAAATGCTGGACGCGGTAATATGTTCAGAGAAAATGGGGTAGAGTTGAACAAGGGTATGTCAAATGTAAATGAACAGGCGAGACCAATGAGTCGTCCTGAGATGAAGGGACCACAGAACAGTGATATAGACGACATTTTATCTGGACTGAAGACACGGACCGTCGACATTCGCAAAGAAGCTCCTTCGGCCGGCGCGAATAACGACAATGATTCCATGATTTCAGTCAGTTCACTGAAAGATTTGCAAAATACAAATATTCCACATAAATCAACCCGAAAACGCAACAAGTCTGATAAAAACATCATTAGTCTAGATATTTAGATTCGTAATCATAAAAATATACAACGAGTAAATTGTATATTTTTTCATGCATTTTTGTGCGAATCGTAAAGTTTTGAAAAAGCAAATATACAACTATAGTAATGGAAATAAATTACCTGACATTGGGCAACGATTGCTCTCCTGCTGCTGCTTTGCGAAATTTGAATTTACGTAATGTAGCGTTGCCGTTTGATTGGGTCGTATCCAATATACATATTTTAGAAACATGTTTTGCAGATAAGTTCGAACATTTTCACAAACACCTACGATATAATGAAACTAAAACACGGTTGATTGATTTCTACGGATTTCAATTTCCACATGATTATCCTTTGAATCATGTAGAAGGGGGTGCTGATGACGACATAGGTGAAGGTATATTCGGCGAAGAAACCGGTAAAGTAATTGCGGATGACTGGTATAGTCATCACGACAAAGTAGTAGCCAAATATGAGAGAAGAATTCAAAGATTCTATAGCATTCTCGGCGATTCATCACCTATCATAGTTTTATGTCGATACAACACAAAGGATGTGTTACGATTGCAAACATTATTGTTGCAACACCGCAAACTAGAAAACATCTACTTTATCAATTCATCTGCTGAAAAATTTGAATGTGATAACATCACAAATATACACACCGAAAAAGACGGGTCATGGAACGATACAAACATATGGAAAAAACAAATAGACGAATGCATATTGAAAATTACCAAAGACAATCAACAACGCTAGTGTACAACCACCTGTTTATACATGCTGTTTTAATAAATTATTTTCATTTATAATCTCATCCATATTATTATCCATTTACTAAATATATACATATAATTTTTAAATAATTTTATGTATATTTATTGTAATTTGTTTAACCGTGCCATTTTAAATCTTCAAAGGTGTATATGCGTATTTTATTTTATGCCATTTCTATTATTACACATAAATCATATAAATATATTTTTCAATTTTTGGTATAACATGTATTTTTTGTTTGGTATATCTAGTATACTCACTGTGATTAAATTATATGGGCATATAGCGGAAACCCTACATAAAATGATGGACAACACTACCATTGTCAACATTGGTATAAAGGGATTCATGCTCTACACGAGACTTCAAACAAATCTATCAAAAATGTATTCTTCCTGTTATGAACATGACGATTTTTTCAGGCATGCTATGAACTGTGTAGAAATGGGATACAATGGCATCGTAACAAATATGTACAATTACAAAAAAGAACCGGTCGATGCAAATTGGATAAATATCAGTATGTTATTCAGACACAATAACGATTCTTCGCGAAAAATAGTTCCTAAATTGATTGAAAGTTATGATATGGTACATAATCATAAGTCAAAGCAGATTACCGATATGGTAATGCATAGAAAAATGCTATATTTCAACCACGCAGACACACCTAATCCGGTTTCAACCGACCCAATGACTATGTATGTAGTAAAACATGGAAACAAGTACTTGTGCAATCACCATTGTTTTCGACTGTATGAACAATGGACTTCCAGTATGAACACGGTGAACAATCCGTTTTTCGAGATAGAATACATAGACAAAGAAAGCGATTTTTCATGCACAATAGATTTGCCTAGAAACTATTTTATTGAAAACAATGAAATTTTGTCCATCGCTTTTTTGAAAAGATGGTTTGATTATAACTACATGCACGAATCATTTACATTTAATGATGACTACCAACTGAGTATCACAGATGATGCATTTGATAATATTACACTAGATAGAATGGATTATATTGTTCTTAAAACGTCTGGGTATAGCATTGAGAAAACAAAATGATATAAAGATTATTAGTAAACATACTATAAGGGTATCTACAAAATGGATGCGGTGAGTACTCCTACCCAACTACATTCTTTGAATGATAAATGGGATATGTATTACCATTTACCACAAGACAAAAACTGGAAACTAGATAGCTACATCGTTATCAATTCTTCCATTGATAATATAGAAACTATGTTGAAGTTGAACGAGTCGATACATGACAACATCATAAAGAATTCTATGTTATTCATCATGAAATCGGGGATAACTCCTATGTGGGAGGACCCGAAAAACAGAGAGGGCGGATGTTTTTCTTACAAAATAACGAATAAATTTATTGTAGATGTATGGAAGAAATTAGCCCTTTTGCTATGCGGCAATTCATTATGTATCAAGCCAGAGCACAATCAACATATAAATGGGATTACTATCTCCCCTAAAAAAAATTTTTGCATTCTGAAAATATGGCTTAACGTCTCTACGCTCCAGGACCCGTCCATTATTACGACAATAACCAATCTTTCAACCCAGGGGTGTTTGTTTAAGAAACATGAACCAGAATACTAATACGCGCCCAAAATCGAATGTTGTAAAATCAATAGTATACAAAACACATACTATTGATTTGGTCAGTTATTCATACCTATACCGATATTCTCGAATATCGTTTTGTTTCAGGAAAATTGATTACCCAATTATTGAGTATCACAAATAAATCTCACTCAAACATGTCTAAAATGGTTTATATCAATTCACTAGGCAATTCCATTGAATACAGCATTGGTAAAAATGCACAACACAACTTCGATATCATAGATAGAGCAGATGAGCATGATATTTGGTTTCATATCAACGGTGATTCGTCCTGTCATGTAATCGCACATTTACCGACAGATATATTATTAAGCAAAAAACAACTCAAGCAAATCATTACACAGGGAGCAGTGATATGCAAATCAAATTCTAGACATAAATCGGGGAAAAATATACCTATCGTTTACACACATATAAAACATGTGAAAAAAACTGATACCATAGGCACTGTAACCACAGAGAATGCGAAAGTGATATCTATATAATTGTATTGTTGTATTCAGATAAAAATATAACAATACTACATAACGATGCTTACTGAAAAAAAAAGCATGAAATATTTTTTATTTGGGTGCATACCTGCCAGGTTAATAATAGCATTCATTCCCTTGTATATTGCAAACAATTTGCTTTTCTACTATAGCATCGGTCTTTTTGCTATTGGAATAAGTTTTCTGTATTTATATTTCACAAACACTCGATTGAATGCATTTGAAGCAGGCGGAAAAACCTGGTGGGCAAAATATAGAATTGTTCATGGCATGTTGTATTTACTTGCAGGTATGTTTGCTGCACAGAAAAAACGAATCGCGTCCGTGCCGTTATTTGTGGATGTAATAATGGGAATTCTTCTATTTACAAAACAACATTCTCTAGATACTAACCTATAATTTCGATTTGGGAACACACCACATACATTTAGCATGTTTCATAGAACATTCACTGCATATCATGGGAATCAAGTACAAATAACCGAAAGGATTACTTACATGGTCTGGATTGCTGTATCCGTGCACCTTTTTTTTCATACATAAACCACATTTTCCTCTGCACGGGGACATCACTTTTTCAACCGTATATGCGGTGTGAATATCACATATTATATCATTTTCCGTCATTTTACGCCCTTATCGACTATATAATAATAATAATAGATTTTGAAAAATATAGATTCAATTTTATTTCACATTATGTAATAGGTTATGTTGAAATCATGATTCCTCGTATCAATAATATGTTTGAAATCAAAAATACGATAGTACCCACCATATACACTATGAGTATTGATAGTATGTCCATATACTATCAATAAGAAATTACAAAAGCGCAAATAACTATAATACACCTTTGAAAATTCAAAAAGCCCAGTCATCCTCATCCGGAACAAAACATTCATTACATGTATGATATTCGGTACAATTTACACCTATTCCCAATTGCCCACTATAACAATGTGTTCTATGTTTGAATCTTATTGATGATTCAGAATCACACGTTTTACAAATAAACGACTTCTTACATTTATCACATTTATATTTAGTTATTTTGGCGGTTGATTCCATTTCCTTTATTGTTTCATCTTTATCCATTACGATATTCTATATAGTAAAAAAATGTTTATATATTTTTTTATTATATTTTCAAAAGAACGGTGTTTCAATTCTTCATGGATGTACATATTTTAAGAAGGCGGCAAAGGTGCTAAACACATTCTAATCTCACCTAGCGATGCGACGTCATATTTGACAATCAATGGCAAATCATTGCCCAAATACATTTCTAGATGACTGCATAGAGGGGTGCATTTTATAAAATGACTCAGGCTTTTCAATGAAAATTCACCCTGTATAACAACCGACGCATCTGATTTTTGCAGAAATTCCATGTTTCCACCCGATTCAGAACGGAAAATGCGAGAACTGGCAAAATTACCGTCACACGAAAAAACCAAATCGTTCCCTACTGATTTGATTTCAATGCGGTCAGAAATACCATTTAGGTCACGAATAATCTTCTGGAAATCTGCGGTAGGTAGGTTGATAACAGTAGAATACTCCACATCAGGGACGACTAATTCCTCCATATCTGGTTCAATCAGCCTCAACTTTTGACTGTAACATTGTTTGATATCTCCATTGTCGTATTGCAATCCCAAATGTGACACAATACCGTCATGATAATCATCTTTATCAATATACATGGACAGCGTGTCATCATTTGACATGGTGGATATTACTTTGAATAAATGCAACGTATTCGCACATACAATTATTTTGTCAGGTTCACAATTGTAATATTCAAATTTACTTGCATGCAACCCGACATTTACCAAGATTGTATGTGTTTTGTCAAAATTTATGATTTTCATTCCATCGCGAGTAAATGTAATTGTGGCATCAGTGAGTACGTCCTTTATTGCAGTAATCATATTTCGTATAGGCTGTATTTGTACTGTTTTTATAGTCAGTACATTATTAGACTCGTTCATTTCAAATTATAATATCAATACTGCGTTTGTTTTTATGTTTTATTTGAAGAAATGTATATATATTCTTAAATAAACGAATTAGGCGGACTTGCGACTGGTATAGTTGTGCATGTATTTTTTGCATCTTCCCATTTTTTTACATGTTTTTTTTGCGTTTTTCCTAGCTTTCCCCTCCGGCTTACAATGTTCGTTCAAAATATGATAATCGATTACACTGGCGGGACCTCCAGTTATCGCACTCGCTAGTCTCGCTATTCCCCATGACTCTGCAGTTTGATTCGGTCTTGACCCAGACGAATAGTAGGCACCGCGCCCCTTGTTCACAATTTGTTCTAAACCTTCTTTCGAACATTTCGTTTTTTTAGATAACTCGTCGTTCACTTCCAAGGGTTGTATATTGTACATATTTTTCACATTTTGTAAATGTTTAGAAGGTTTGCTTTTGAAGGAACGTACTTTCGGTCGCTGATAGTATTTACCTTTTTTGTACAAACGACGGCTTTTATGAATAGATGTTTTTTGTAATTTACTATCTTTGGTTGTTAATACTTTAGGAATATACCTTACAGGAATTGACATTTTTGGTAATATATATTATATTTATTTAATATATATTGATGACGACAAAATTAAACAGTAGCAATTATGCTAAACTCAATGAAGATATGACCGCTCTATTTAGAACTGGTTTATATTCAGGGGTTGCCATTACGTTATATACCGATGAAGCAGGTACATCAGTCTTTGTATACAACAATGTTCCCATTGATAATAAAAAAGTATCAAAAGTGACTAAAACCGCTGCTTACACAGATAAAGATAGTGGCGAGTTGGTAAAAGCACACGTTGATGTATTTTTCGACGATGGAAATTGGAGTATTTGCACGGATGAGGTTGATGAGTGTTGGTACACATTAGAAGGCATTCCCGTTCAGCGTCGCAGATTCTAAATCATGTCTTATTTTTATGAAATCATGTCGTCTCTAATTGACGACATTATTATCATTATTCTTAGTTCTTATATTTTTTCAATGTGAAGACCTTGTTTGTCTTTTATCAATCTTCCTATCATTATTAGTTCTCCACCAATATCTTTGACACGTTCGTAACTATTGAAATCATATATTTCGTTCGTATTTGGATTGAGTACATATTTTACACCATTTTCCATTATCTCTTTTCCTTTCCATGTTATTTTCTTTGTATCCAATCCACCCTTGTCGTGTTGGTCTTTATCAAAAGATGGGTACGAAGAGAATTGGTTGGATTCTACTTTACCGAAGCCGTAACAGACTAACTGCTCGTCGCTCTGTTTTGTTGTATTTGCATATATGTTACAATCGATAGCAGATTCTTTGATAGATGTCAAAATTTGATTGTTTATACGTTGTTTTATGCTAGCCAATTCATATAAATTTTCATCTGTAGTAATCGGTGTTTTTTCGTCTACTCGACTCACATCGCGGATTTGCAATTCAATGTGTTTCTCATCTTTTTGGTGTTTTTCACTCAATGTGGATACATATAGATACACTTTTACTGTACGCATGTCCTCTGGTAAATCCTGATGACTACAAATACGTCTTGCACGACCCACCACCTGTTCAACCCTGACCATATGCCAATATGGTTCCACTATATGGACAAAACGGGTGTTTCTTAAGTTAATTCCCTCCGCACCAGAGGAGGTAATCATCATCACCTTTATTACCTCGCCATAAGTATTGTTGTCATTGATTTCCCGAATTGCGTTTGCGATAGTTGATGGTACATACTCCCACATGCTATTGTATACATTTCTTATTATTTCTTTTTCTTCTGCTGTTTCTGTTCCAGTATACAATACAAATTTCGGTTTGCCCTTGTCACCAGGCTCTTCAATTAACTCCCACGACGAACCCGTTTTTTTGATTTTGAACTCAGCAAACCCATTGGCTAACAGTATTAACCGTAAAATGCCGACTCCCTCCAATGTTCGGAAATGACTATATATGAGGTGCAATCCTTCATTTGTTGGTGCAGTCACATTCTCTAAAATCTTTGCAAATTTCGGGCTGAAAACGTTCAATGCGTCTTTGGATAAATATAATTTTTCATTACTGTCTTCTTTGTTTGCATTCAATGCTTCTAACGCGGATTCTATTTTTCTAGCATAACTATCTTCTTCTTTGTTACTAATAACAGATTCATCTTCTCCTTCTACCTTTTCTGCATCTGTTGCCACCTCTGACGTCTCTTCTACATTTATATCGACCGCGTTTGTCGGCGCAATGTCCATGATTTTTTCGGTTACTTCCTCGCCTTCTTTAATATTCGGCACAGGTCTGTCTATGTCCGTAGGGAAAGTGAAGTTGCATGCTGCTCTAGAAAAAATACGGTAGGTTGAAGAAACGGTGAACAAATCATCTTTTCCAGACTTCTTCATTCGTTTTAGATTTTTTATGTTCTTTTCTTTTGACTGCTCGACTTTACGTATCTTTTCATATATTCCAAACTGATGGTCTGTCATTTCTAGTTTTTCTACATGATATACATCTCCTCCTTCTGTTTTTACATATCTGGGCAGTAAATCTTCCTGTGCACTTCTGAAATAGGATGACAATCCTAGAATACGTCGTTTGAACAGATTCATGTTTTTTGCATCACCAGAATCTACATCTACGAACATTTCTTCGAATGCATCTTTGCTATCCGGTAAGGCTTTATGGTTCGTCTGCTTAATTTGTTTATCTAATACAGTTGCCCCGTTTGATTTGAGAACTTGCAATATCTTTTCTAAAAAGTCTTTGTTTGTAATATTTCCACTGTCATCCAATTTCACACCATTGTATTTATCAAATGCTTCTGACGCTCCACCGGAATATCTATCGTCTCCATTGTGACCTTTTCTCTGTGACAATTCTACATCGGCATTCTGCTCAATGGTATACTCTTCCTCCAATGTTAACTTTTCTGCGAACCGCTCTTTGGGTAGATTCCTTGCTTTTTTCGTTGTTCTTTTTTTCCCACCTTTTTTGACGCGTTTTGTACCCTTCGCTACTCCACGTTTCTTTGTGTTTACAAAGCCGAATGGGTTGCGTGTGATTGTTAACTTATTGTCGCCGTATTCAACACTGTCATGAGTCTTTATATTGGCTTTATCCAACATGGTCAATATGGTGTCTTCGTTCAATTTGTCTCGTTTTTGCCACTCAATCGGTATGGTCCAGGATACAATATACCCTCGTAACAAATTATACAGCACTCCTATTTCATGGGGATAATTAATAATAGGCGTGCCAGTTAATAACACTACTTTGGCATTGGTTGCACTCATTATATAATCATATAATTTGTAGGCGATTTTTGTTGGCTGTTTCAACTTATTGACAATGCGACTTACAAAATTATGTGCCTCATCAATTACAATTACGCTGTTATCAAATGGATTATGTGTAAATCCTCCACTCAATGTATGTATTTGTTTTTCCAGGTTCGGTGCGTTGTAATTAATATCTGTGTATTTACTGCGTATCATCTGGTTCAACTGTTCATCTAATGACTCTTGTTGAGACGAATCTAACGATTCGTAATTAGATTCTTTGTTTATATTCACTAACCACGCACCACCCTGGCTGCGTACAAATTGACTGGAAAGGGACAACGCTTTTGTCAAAATTCCAACATATTCTGGTTTCCCATCAATACTTATAAACTCCCAATATTGATTTTTTTTGTACATGTCGTCTCCACATTTTTTCATCTCGCTGAAAAAGTTCATTTTTAATGAAGCAGGTGTCAATACAAACACTCGCCTAGACGATTTCATTCCTTCCGCTATCGCGATAGAAGTGCACGTTTTACCAGAGCCTAAACCATGGTACAACAACAATCCTCTATACGGTGTATACAAATTCAAATAATCACGAACTATTTTTTGATGTGTTAACATATCAAATCCTTTGTTATTGGAACGATTGTCACATGATGCACTTTCCTGTGTGTCTAATAACTCTTTTTGATACGGTTTAAATAACTCGGTTAATTTCTGTATGAATATCTTGCGATTGTTCATATAATAGGATGGTGCCTTGACTATGATTTTTTCTTTTTCGCTGGGCAATCTGTCTGCTACTTTTTGTGTTCTTATGACGGCTGTTGTCAAATCAACCACTGGTTCTTCTTCCTCTACCGTTCCTACTATTCGTAGTTTTCTTTTTTTTTGTATCTTTTTTATGGGTTCGATTGGCACCTCTGCTAGTTTTGCCTCTTCGTCGCCACTCTTCTCCAGTATATATTCGTTTCCTTCTTTACCTACTAGAGTGACATCCTGGACGTCATCTTCTTCCAGATTACTCTGTAAAGTCAATTGTCTAACCGGTTCCGTCTTCTTTTCTTCTGCTACCAGAATAGTCTCTCTACTAGACGGTATATTGCTCAACAATTGCACGGGCATTCTAGCACGAAGCCTATTCATAATGGCTTCTCTGTCCATAACATTTTCTCTGCGCCTGTCCACGACTTTTATTGCAGGTTTGTTGGTTACGGTGTCTACTTTTGTTTCTTCCATGCCATCGACCTGTTCCATGTCTACTTTTTCAGGTATATCAGTTTCCTGGTCATTGCCTATTTCGTCCTTTCTTTTGTAGAATAACCTCACCCTATCAAATTGTTTTGGTACAGGTTTTTTTTCCAGTATTTCTAAAGGTTGAAATATATCGGCATTGTTCATTGATTATAGAATATATTATATCTTTACAAAATATATTCAATTCATTTTGTCTTCAAAATCTATCCTTGTTTTTCAACCAATACATGTCTAGATAAATTTTTTATGACTTTGTTGTCTAACCTGATTTGTTCCGTACCAACATCCCCGAGTATATTGCGCATCATGGATACACAAAACTCGTATTGCGGATGGTCCCACTGTTGACATTCTGGATGATTATCACGCCACAATGGTATCTTTGCGTAATTACGTTTTGCCACATAATCTATCATCTGATGTAATTTGGTATTATCGGGGGTATCCTTGCTCCATTCATCGTTGTCTTTGATATACATGGTTTCCCGTTTCAAATCAGTACAATGAAGTGGGCGTTTTGTCACATCTAACTCTTTGATGCGCGATAAAATCATATCGGTCATACCTGTTACATATCCGTTTTTACCGATGTTCTCAATATCTTTGAAATCAACTCTAATATTTTCAATGAATTCAGTCATATTCATGGCATCTTTGCATGTTGTATTCAAAAAGAAATTCAGATTGAATTTCTGGTTGTTGTTCGTTGTACTATTGTTATTGTAGGTGTTCCCCGTGTCCTTCACTGCTTCTATCAATTTACTTTGTAATTTTTGATTTTCAAATTGTTGCTCAATTATCAACTCTTTGAACAACTTGTTTTCAGTTTGCTGCTCAATTAATAGCTCTTTGAAATCTTGGTTTTGCTTCAACAAATCCATAAGAGAATCCACATCTGCATGCGTGCTTTTTAATTTCACGTGACGTTGAACCGGTTGAACAATCGGTATGACGGTTGATTTGCATGTCTTCGTGTGCCTGGATAACCCGGATGAATACCTGAAGTTTTTTTTACACAAAGCACAGATGTAGTGAGGTTTTGATGGGGTTTTTTCAATACCATTTTGTACCATTGTATGTTTTGCAGTCATTAAATGTCTAGAATAATCTTTTTTGTTGCTCGTATCATAGTTACAATCTGTACATTCATATTTTCTTGGGTTTTTTTGGGGTTTTTCTGTTACCATTATTACCATAATATATGATAACACAAAAATCCCCTAAATGATTTTAGTGAAAAAACATAAAAAAAGTATGCAGTCTGCTTTTTATAAAAAATACGAGATTTGCTGCAATATGCTATGAACCCGTTTTTTGTGTTTTTTCAAAAACATTTTCCATCCCAAAAAGAAAAAAAGGACATTTATTTTTGTCCATTTTTTCTGAGTAACCCCATAAGTTTTTTTTTAAATAACAATAAATTGAATAAAGTAAATAAATTCTCTAACATGTATCTTTAACCACTAAAATATGTCGAGATAAATTTTTTATAACTTTGTTGTCCAGTCGTATCTGTTCAGGGCCGACATCACCGAGTATGTTACGCATCATAGATACGCAAAATTCGTATTGGGGATGGTCCCATTGTTGACATTCTGGGTGATTGTCGCGCCATAATGGTATCTTTGCATAATTACGCTTTGCCACATAATCTATCATCTGATGTAATTTGGTATTATCGGGGGTATCCTTGCTCCATTCATCGTTGTCTTTGATATACATGGTTTCCCGTTTCAAATCAGTACAATGAAGTGGGCGTTTTGTCACATCTAACTCTTTGATGCGAGATAAAATCATATCCGTCATACCTGTCACATACCCATTTTTTCCTATGTTCTCAATGTCTTTGAAATCAACTTCCATATTTTCAATGAATTCAGTCATATTCATGGCATCTTTGCACGTTGTATTCAAAAAGAAATTTAAGTTAAATTTCTGGTTGTTGTTCGTGGTAGTGGTGTTATTGTAGGTGTTCCCCGTGTCCTTCACTGCGTGAATAAGTTGTTGATGTAAAAGATGATTTTCCTGTTGAACCTCTAACATTTTGTTGGACTGGTCAATAAGCAAAGCTTTGAATTCGTGATTATTTGTAATTAGCTCATTGTTCTGTTTCAATATGTGCATAATATGTATAGCATCAACCTGGTTATGGTATTCTGTATTTGAAATGGGGGTTTTTCTCCCAATATCACAACACTGTTTGTGCCTATATAAACTCTGTTTGTGTTTGAAATACTTACCACATAAGCATTCTAAATTATTATGGGTTTTGTGGTAAGCATCAGTAAGCATTGTATGTTTTCGTGTGGTTAAATGACGATTGTAATCTTTTTTGTTGCTCGATATATAGTTACAATGTGTACAAATATAAGAATTGTTTATTTTTCGGGGTTTTTCAGTAAGCATAATTCTACTTATATATGCTTACGAAAAAACCCTAAATACTTTACTACCATAAAAATATAATAAAAATCCTGCAGTCAGTTTTTTATAAAAAATACGAGATTTGCTGCGATATGCTATGAAACTGTTTTTTGTGTTTTTTGAAATAAGTTTTCCATCCCAAAAAGAAAAAAAGGACATTTATTTTTGTCCATTTTTTCTGAGTAACCCCATAAGTTTTTTTGAAATACAACATAATAATAATACTTATTCAACAAAATAGTCAATTATGTAATTATTTTTGTATTCACGGTTCCTTCCAATGCTGCAATACACCATGAGAATATCCACCTGCGTTTTTTCGGTTTATACTGAGGGATATGTCTTCATAATCAGTCGGTGTATTTAGCCTATTAGAATATTTCTATGTGATTTGAATTAGTATATATTTGTATGCAGATTTATTCGTCAAAACAAACGGACAATCGTGTACCCTCAATCTCGTTTGTTTGGTTGAAGCAACAGCAGACATAGTGATACCATTTTCTTTTTGGCTTATTTTCAATCAATCGTTCTAACGCAGAAACCATTCGATTTTTTCCGTAAGACCATTCCATTTATTATCTACTATATGGATATATTTATGCGAATTTCAAATGAAGTTTCAATTGATAGACTAAGCCCGGGAAAAAAATACATAATAGATGTAAACTGGAATGATACCAATACATTGCGAATAGAGAGAGACTACTTATTGCATGGTGTATTCAAGCGATTAGAATACGTCAAAGGAAGGGCGTATTCATATGACAGCGGGTTGAGTGTATTGCTGTCGCCATCACGCATCCACGCAATATTTGACATCAATGGGCAGACCTGTAAAATAAGTTCAGCAAATAGATTTTATGAACCGTGTCACATAAATAAAGATGATATTGTTGCCTACTATGCAATACATTGTATACAGTTGCCAAATGACGTAAAGCGAGAGATAGGAAAATACCTGTAAATGCAGAAAATTGATATTTGCAATGTTATCAAATGACTTATACACAAACATGATACTCTACGAAATAGATAACCCAGTAAGAGGGACGGTAATAAAACGACCGTCATTGTATTGCAAAACACCATACGTAGCTGATGTAAAAATAGAGAATGGAGAGGATATCATGGGACATTCGCCATCATTGGGTTGCTGTGGATTAGCAGATAGCGGTGCTGATGTGATTATGTCGAAAATGACTGGGAATAAAACAAAAACGAGTCATCGTATAGAATTGAGTATTCAAAGAGAAGGGTGCAATGAGACTATTGTCGGGGTCAACCCAAAATTAGGAGAAACGATTGCAGAAAGAGCTTTGAAAAATAATTGTATACATGGTTTAGAAAACATTCTATCCTATGCTCGTGAAACTACAATCATGACTTCACGATTTGATTTCACAGGGATAGACGAACATGGTGTTCCGTTTATCATGGAGGTAAAAAATGTGCCACTTGCAGATTATGTAGATGTGCCGAAAAAAGAGAAAAAAAAAGCATGGGAAAATGGAGTAGAAATAAAGACTATACAGGTGGAATGGACAAGAGAAGGAAAGTGTAAATTTATGAGAAACGATTTACCGATTCATTTGGTTGACGAAAGTGGCCCGATATGAACGTATTATGTGGTTTGAAATGATTCTAGCACGCGGATAGCATCATCGCATGCAATTTGCTCGGCTTTTTTCTTGATTTTGTGCTTACCGTAGCCCATGAAAAGGAAGATTCTTCCATGCTGGGACATATACTGATGAATATCATTGTAACAGGTGAATTGACTTATAGCAATGGAATCATTGTGCCGCAACCCATGAACATGTTGCCCTAGACATAAATATACGCCCATGTGATAACCGATATCTGCGTCATGTTCAGCCACTTCTAAATAATCAGGTGTCACTTTGAACTCCTTTTGAATTTTTACTTGCAAAATATTTTTAAAGTTATCGTCATTGCGAATAAGCGAAATCCAATCCACATGTTTTTCAAAAACAGATTCGACAAATATTTGGACCATTTGAAAGCCAGGACCGCATACAAATACGTTTTCAAACCATTTGTCTTCATCGTGAATCGAAATTTTGTTGAAGTCTAGAAACATAGCACCAATAAATGCCTCAAATAAACACCCCAGCTTCTTTAAATTCGTTCGAATTTGTTTACCCTCCGCATGTTTGGAAAGCACTACCCAATTATGTAGGCCCATTTCATAAGCCATCCGTCCAATCGATTCGTTTTTCACCAGTGCAATTTTTTTTTCAGTCATAAATCCTTCGTTTTCTTTAGGAAAACGTCTATATAAATAGTACTTTGTAATACATTCTAATACTCCATCTCCAATAAATTCGAGGCGTTCATTAGATTTAGTGAAAAGTCCGATACAGTCGTCGGGTTTAGGTGCAATGAGAATGTTGTTAGTTTTGTTTTCTATGTCGGGTCTACGAATATATGAACGATGAATGAAAGCCCGTTTGTAAAGTTCCAAATTATGTGGTTCGAATGGTACATTGTATTTTTTCAGAATCGTTTGTATTTCATCCTTATTAATTAACTTATTTAGGGGATTATAGGGGTCGAAAATATACGTTTCGATACCAAGATTGTTTTTTTCAACGCGTACGTCTTCATCGATATTCATATTATTATTATTATTATAATAAAATGAAATGCAAATAGATATAGGATATGTCATGTATTGTTTAACTATCTTATTTAATCAATTTTATTGATTCGACAAAAATATATTTAGTAAATATATAACAGAATGGTTTACAGTCAAACTAAGAAAACAGCCTCTATTGCTAGTATTACAAATCAAAACCAGGGCGGTGGAAGTAAGAAGGCAGGACTTCCTCATACTGTCGGTCGCGATTCATGGACAAGTGTTGCCATGCGTGGTACCAGTCAGAGAATTTCCGTACTCAAAATGCCCCTTACCACCACAACTAGCCAGTCTCGTCCTGTTGGCGTGCGTCCTGGCGCAACAACCTACTTTTAGATATGAGTTGTAAATAATATAATAACTTACACTATTATATTATTTATTGAGAACACAGATGAAATTGATATTAGACGAACGAGAACGAGACCTATATGAACAATGTGTATCGATTCAATGTAGTCAATCGACACCTAGTAGCACGGTTGTTTCGAAAGAGGTACTCACATTAGGAGATGTATTGTTTCAAACCGACGACGGCAAGGATGTATTGTTAATAGAGCGTAAGTCATTCAGTGACCTGATTGCGTCTATTAAAGATGGGCGATACGAAGAGCAGTCCTATAGATTATTGAACTCGAGTGGATTTCCGCCACATTCAGTTATTTATGTTTTAGAGGGAGTTTTATCACAGTTGAGGACCCCCGTTGAAAAGAAAATTTTGTATTCATCCATTACTTCGTTGAATTTTTTTAAAGGATTCAGTGTTCATCGTACATCAAGTGTGCGCGAAACTGCGGAATGGGTCTTACATATGGCAGACAAAATAGAAAAGGAATTCAGTAAAGGCAAAGTACCTTATTATTTAACACAACCCTTTACCAGAATGTTTACAAATTCACAAATACAAACAATTACAAATACAGATGTTGAGAACATATTGACAACTACCGAAACGACTTTGACTTCGGCAGACTATTGTTCTGTAGTCAAAAAAACGAAAAAAGACAACATTACCCCAGAAAACATTGGTGAAATTATTCTGTGTCAAATACCTGGCATAAGCTCCACTACCGCAATGGCCATTATGCAGAATTTTAATGATTTCCCACATTTCATTGAGGAATTGAACAAAGACCCAGAGTGTATTTCGAACATGTCATACGAAAAAAACGGAAAACAAAGGAAGATAAACAAATCGAGCATCGAGAACATTCGCCATTTCCTATTGAAAAGGGAAGAAAATTAGTTTGCACCATATACAAACTAATTTTTTGATATATATTTAAGGTAAAATATCCTTTGGACCAGGAACATTGGAAGGAATGTCAGGAAAAAAAACGGTTTTTGGATTGAAAAAAACAGGCTTTGTAATTTCGCTACCTACATACTTACCAGAATCAACCATTTGTTGCGTATAACTGGTACCAGCCCAGTTTCCATCCATCGGGTTGTCGCTTATTTTGCGAGTACCTGTGCTATCATGAAGGGCGTCTAGTGTGGTATATTCACCCACATGTTGTCCCTGTGGGTCAAATCCTGCATATTGGTCCTTATTGTAGGGCAGATTGTCTCTCGTTGCATCAAGTACGTTCATTGCCTGTTTGAGCGAATCAATCTCTTTTTGACTAATGTCTGGTGTAGTTGGCAGACCTCCCTGCAAATCAAACGGACTCGGGCGGATGCGGTATACATTTTCACCCTGCGAGGTAGTCTCTTCCTGCAAAAACAAAACCGGACAATTTAGACCCTTCTCTTTTTGTATTTCTAAATAATTGATATATTCGTCTAAATTAAAAAATGGCATCGGGTTGTTTGCCCCTTTCGGTTCATTTGAGTTGTATAATAACAATATGTTTCCACGTCTCACTAACATAGTTGGACAGGTTTTGTCGTTTTCGGTTTCGTTGTTGGTCGTGTTATTTTCGAGCCCTTCTTTATCCGAACTACGAATCGGTCTGATAAACAATATTGCAAAAAATCCCAACATGAATGTTATAATTAGGAATAGTATGAATAACAATCTGGAATTTTTCATTTGTGAGTATATACTTAACAAGGATTTTATTTAGTGTTATTTTATATGGTTATATTATACATGCCGGGTAAAAAGACATCAAAGGGTTCAAAAAGAAACAATACGAACACGAAAAAGAATAAAAAGGCTGCTAAAACGCAAAAAAACAAAACAAAATCTACAAAAGGAAAGAAAAAAAGTAGACGAGGCGTCAAAACGGTAGTCAGACAACCGATGGCTATTTCCACCCTTCATGATAAATTAATGGACCATCTGCAGCAATTGAGGTCAAGAAAACAGGTTAGAGAACAACCTTCTATAGAACCGATTGTCAAACCGGCAAACAGAACAGAGCGACCGATATTAGTGTTGTTCCATGCAGACTGGTGTGGTCATTGCCACCGTTTGATGCCACAATGGAATGAAATGAAAGGACACTTATTATCAAACAACACGTATACTCCAGATGAGATAAAAGAAATCGAAAGTGCGGACCAGGAGGACAAAATGCGAGAAATAAAAGAAAACTTCATGAATGAAAATGAACATGTTCAGATGGATGGATACCCTACTATGGGAAAAATAGCAGACGGAAAGTTTGAAAAATACAATGGAGACAGAGATACATCTTCATTAATCCGCTGGGCAGGTGGAGAGAAGTAATACGAGAGTATATATATTGTACTGCAATCACCCTGCAAATGTTGTATAAAAATTGATTATATGAAATAAAAATGTTCATACAAACAACCTAAACGTTTTTCAACAATAATAACAAATGAGTGAAATCAAGCGGTCTATCAGTAAACCAAAGCCCAGTGTGGTACGGTCATTTCGTTTGATAGACTTCCACATATATGACGAGTCACCCAAAAAAGAGGACAGTGATTCTGGGTCTGAGGATGGGAACTACAAGCAGAAAACGGGAGACGATAAGGAATTCATTATTCAAATGTTTGGTATAAACGAAAAAGGAGAAACATGTTGTTTGTATGTCAATGACTACAACCCCTTCTTTTATATTCGGGTTGGTGACGACTGGACTCAATATAAGGTAAACGCCCTGATTCGATATCTAAATGATAATGTCGATTCTCGATACAAAAACTCCATTGTAAAATATAAGTTGGTGAATCATCACAAACTGTACGGTTTTTCTGCAGGGAAAAAACACCAATTTGTACGATTGGAATTTAAAAACAACACTGCCATGAACAAATACAAAAATATGTGGTTTTACTACGTGAAAGACCCGGAAAGCAAATTTGGCAACAAGAGAATTCGTGCAAATATTGAATTTATGAAAGTAGAGTTGGAATTGTACGAAAGCAACATCCCGCCTCTGTTGCGATATTTTCATGTGAATGACATCAGTCCGTCTGGTTGGGTCTCAGTGAATACATCCCGCGTACTGAAAGTACCATTGAAAACAACCACATGTAAATATGAATACATCTGCTCACTGAAACACGTTGTTTCCATGCCGGACAAAGAAACAGTGGTTCCTTACAAGATATGTAGTTATGATATTGAAGCTAGTAGCAGCCACGGCGACTTCCCAATGCCGGTAAAAACCTATAAACGACTTGTAACTCAAATGGTAGATGTGTTTTTAAAACAATTGCAATACATTGATGAAGACAAAGGAAAAGTGTTGTTGCAAAAGATGATATATACTTCTTTTGGGTACGACAAATTTGACGATATTGACCTAGTGTATCCGAAAACGCCTCCGTCCAAAGAGAAAATAACAAAGCTTATTCATATTTTGATGAATAAATCCCTCGAACACGCAAAAAAAGAGGCAGAAGAAGACAATAGTGATTTAATCAAAATAGATAGTATGTTTGAAGCCATGAAAGACACTCATCAAAACAATGTAGAGGGCTCTGCGGAAGCTGATGGAGGACGCGTAGATACAACCATTGAAAATACTGTTACATATGGAAAGAAATACGAAAAGAAGTTGAAGGTGAAAAAAAATACTACGGTTATGGACATATTGTTTGGAGAGCAATACGACAGAGATGACAAAATCAAAATCACGGATGAAGTGATAACATTGTTATTCCCTAGACTGCGAGGCGATGAGGTCACCTTTATCGGTTCTACGTTTATGAATTATGGGTCCAAAGAACCTTATCTCAACCATTGTCTAGTAGTTGGTACATGCGATACGGTAGACGGTGCAGTCATTGAAACCGTCGAAACAGAAAAGGACGTTTTGTTGAAATGGACCGAGCTTATTCAACACGAAAATCCTGATATTATTATTGGTTATAATATTTTTGGGTTTGATTACGAATTCATGTTTCGTCGTGCAGAAGAAAATCATTGCGACAGAGAATTTTTGATGCTCTCACGGAAAATGAACGAGGTTTGTGCAAATGAAGATAGAGACGCCCCGGGGAAGTATAATTTAGAACATACAAAACTACAAATCGCAAGTGGCGAATATGATTTACGCTATGCCCGTATGGCGGGACGTCTGCAAATCGACATGTATGCTTATTTTCGTAGAGATTTTAATTTGTCATCTTACAAGTTGGACGATGTTGCCGGGCAGTTTATTAGTGATAGTGTGAAAAAAATAGAATATGTAGACCATCCAGAACACGGCGAAATAACTGAACTCTACAGTAATAATTTGATGGGGCTACATAAAGGCGATTTCATTCATATTGAAATTACGGGGTTTACTACGGATTACTACAAAGATGGTCAAAAATTTGTAGTACAGGAAATCGAGTACGGTAGAGAAGTGGTCGAAATGAAAAATGGCGAAGAAAAACGGTCGACATTCAATGTTATCATGATACGTGGACATCATGAAGTCGAAAAGGGAAAATCCATCAAATGGGGGATGGCGAAAGACGATGTAACCCCTCAGGATATTTTTAGATTGTCCAAAGGGTCGTCTGCAGACAGAGCAGTCGTTGCCAAATACTGTATCCAGGATTGTAACCTAGTCCATCATTTGATGAACAAAATCGATGTCATTACTGGATATGTTGAGATGTCTCGCATTTGCAGTGTACCCATCAGCTTTCTCGTGTTTCGTGGGCAGGGCATCAAACTCACTAGTTTTGTGGCAAAGAAATGTAGAGATAAAGATACGTTGATGCCCGATGTTGAAAAACCGACGGAAGCAGAAGGGTATGAAGGGGCCATTGTACTTCCCCCGAAATGTTCGATGTATATGGACAATCCGGTAGCCTGTGTAGACTATTCTTCTCTGTACCCGTCGTCCATGATTAGCCAGAATTATTCACATGATAGCAAAGTATGGGCAAAAGAGTACAATTTGTCAGGAGAGATTATTCGCATTATTGGCGACCAAGACACGGACGGAAACTTCATCTATGATAATTTGCCAGGATATCAGTACATTAATATTGAATTTGACACATACAAATATATTCGAAAAAACGCAACATCCAAAGCTGAAAAGACGAAAGTCGGCAAAATGATTTGCCGATGGGCACAATTTCCAGACAATAAAAAAGGAATTATGCCATCCATTTTAGAAGAATTGCTGAAAGCGAGAAAAGATACCCGTAAAATGATTAAAACAGAAAAGGACCCTTTTATGCAGAATATTTTGGACAAACGTCAACTGGGTTATAAGGTAACGGCAAATTCATTGTATGGGCAATGTGGGTCACGAACATCTACCTTTTATGAAAAAGACGTCGCAGCTTCCACCACCGCTACTGGTCGCATGATGATTATTTATGCGCGTAGAATTATCGAAGAAGTATATGGCGATAGAATCTATAATAGCTGCACAAATGGTGTAGTTAGGACAAGAGCCGAGTATGTATATGGAGACACGGATAGTGTATTCTTCACTTTCAATCTAGAGAATCCAGAAACTGGTGAAAAAATAAAAGGATACAAAGCACTCGAAACAACTATTGAAATTGCACAGGATGCCGCGGATTTATGCACAAAGTTTTTGAAACCACCTATGGGGTTGGAATATGAGAAAACGTTGATGCCGTTTATATTGCTATCAAAGAAACGGTATGTGGGTATGTTGTATGAAGAAGACCCCAATAAAGGATACATGAAATTTATGGGATTGTCATTGAAACGACGCGATTCATGTGATTATTTGAAAGATGTCTATGGCGGCATTTTGAATATATTGATGAAAGACAATGATATCGGCAAAGCGATTGACTTTTTACAAAAGTCACTGGACGATTTGATTAAAGGCAATGTCGGTATGGATAAATTAGCGATTACTAAGGCATTGCGGGGGTATTATAAAAATCCTCAACAAATCGGTCATCGTGTATTGGCTGACCGTATTGGAGAACGTGACCCAGGAAACAAACCAAAACCCGGCGATAGAATGAGATTTGTATTTATTGTCAACGATAAACCAAAAGCGTTGATGGGAGATAAAATAGAAACGTTTGACTATATCATTGCAAATAAATTGAAGATTGATTATACGCATTATATTACGAATCAATTGATGAAACCTTTGCAACAATTGTTTGGTTTAGCATTAGAACAAATATGGGAAATGCAGAATAAAAAATCGGCTATCAAAACGTATCACAAAGAAATGGAAAAATTAGAGAAAGAATATCCGGATATAGAGACGTTTATGAAAAAGAAGGAAAAATATTGTGCGACCAAAATAAAGGCTCTGTTGTTTGACAAAACATTGAGCAAAATATATAATGAAAAACACAACATTCAAACTATTACGTCCTTCTTTGTTAAGAAGTAAATAGATTGTATTTTTGGAACTAAATAGATTGTATTTTTTTATTTTCCTGCATTTTGTATATACTATATATATATATACAACATGGCAAATTGGTTAGATTTATCCAACAATGCGAACTGTTTCGAATCCATGTACGTCAACGGTTTTGTAGACATGAGCGGTGGGTCACTGCAATTACGCAACGCTGATAACCATTTGTTGGTTGGCGGCGACGCGAGTTTCAATGGCGGAGTTTATTTAGGAGGAAAAAAATTAGGCGATACTGATGTAGTAGAATCTATTACTTTTACAGGCGGTCCTAGTTATCAACTCGGTCAGGATATTGATGGCGAAGCTAAAGCTGACCAATCCGGAATTTCAGTATCGATAAATGGTGACGGCACCATTGTCGCTATTGGGGCTCGCTATAATGACGGCAATGGTTCAAATGCAGGTCACGTCCGCATCTACGAATATGATGGTACTGTTTGGAATCAACTTGGCCAAGACATTGATAGCGAAGCTTCAGGTGACCAATCCGGAAGTTCTGTATCATTGAATAGTGACGGTACCATTGTCGCTATTGGGGCTCCATTTAATGAAGGCACTGGTGTTTCATACATGGGTCACGTGCGCATCTATCAATATGATTCTAGTAATGATATTTGGAATCAAATAGGCCAAGATATTGATGGCGAAGCTTCCAGTGACCAATCAGGATTTTCTGTATCGATAAATAGTGACGGCACCATTGTCGCTATTGGGGCTGCCAGTAATGACGGCACTGGTGATTCAAGCATGGGTCACACACGTATTTATCAATATGATTCTGGTAATGATATTTGGAATCAAATAGGCCAAGATATTGATGGCGAAGCTAAAAATGACCAATCAGGATATTCTGTATCGTTAAGCGGAGACGGCACCATTGTCGCTATTGGGGCTCTATATAATGACGGCACTGGTGCAGGTAATGAAGGTCACATCCGCATTTATCAATATGACGGTACGGTTTGGAATCAATTAGGGCAAGATATTGATGGCGAAGCTGCAAGTGACTATTCCGGAAGGTCTGTATCAATCAGTAGTGACGGCAGTCGTGTCGCTATTGG